CCAGCTGGTAGCAAAACATCGTGATACACCCAGCCATTCCCGCAGCCAAGGTCTAAAACTCGATCCTTCGGGTTTAATTCATTGATCAATATTACGCTTTCGTGTGGAATTGTTGGTAGCTTCCATATTAACCCCAATTTGTTATGATATTTCATGATTTCGGAATAGGTTATCATTCATTCATTCTCCTCAAAATCTTCTTTATTTCACAGAGGTCTTTTTCCAATTCTGTGAGTATTGCCTCGTTTTCATATACGTTAACCACTAACCGGGTAAGTTTCGATCCAAATTCTTTGATTATATCCTCAATTATTTCACTCATTCAATCACGCTCCTTAAAGCATCCATGGCAATTTGATTGCGTTCCTCGGCTACGGAGCAAGCAGTTTTATAAACTATTTCGCCCCAACCACTTCGTTTCAGATCACTTCGTATTAATTCGTGAAGCTTAAGCGCAATCTCGTTTGGATCGTCGAAATTATCAATGCGTAGATCATTCCATTCAGTTTTATCAGGTATCCACTCGATAGTCTTGCTGAATAAACACGGCACTTTCATCACAAAATGATCGAATAAACAATAATCGAAGGTTTCGCTATAGCTTACCTTCAGACCAACCTTCATAGTTTGTATCGACCTGAAATAACTTTCCTTGCTCATCCAACCCATATCGACATAACGTAAACCTACTAAATCGGCAAAGTCTTGGAGCATTTTCGGCATCCCATTCAAATGAAGCAAAACTCCGGCTAATCTAGCCGCGAGTATTTGATTCAGCATGTTTTTCCTTGTTCCAGCTGGATTGTATAAACTTACCCAATCCTCACCTTTCTGTAAACTTGGATCTCGAAACTTTTCCACGCTTTCTAAATCATATGTATTCGGCAAGTACTTCACTTTCTCAGCTCCAAATATTCTTTTAAAAGCTTTAGTAATTCTCTTGGTCGGGATGAATAAGTAATCAAGCATTCTATTTTCCAGTGCATCTCGAATTTGCCACAAAAAGGAAACTTCTATCATTTCAGGCGAAAAGCCAACTTGACCCACTGGACTCGTCCAAAGCAGACCCTTCTTGATATCATAAGCCATTAAGCGTTTCAACGCACGGTAGTAATCATAATCCCAAGCTCCAAAAATGATTAGTTTTTTGCCCTCGATAGTTTTCTTGCTTACCGTCTGACTATGCTCAGTCATCCCCGTTGTCACGGCAAGATGTTCAAATTGGCTCTTCACTCCGGGAAATGCATCGGGACAAACAGTGAGTATTTCTTTCATATTATCTTCTCCAACGCCTTTAAATATTTAGCACCAACAACTTCAATCGACCAATTTTTCTTGACATGTTCTCGTCCAGCTTTCGCGACTTTCGGATTTTCCAATGCTTTCACAATTGCCCATCCAAGCATGTCTCGATCACCTTGCGCCACAAAGATGGTGTCGTCACACTTCCAATATTCTGGTAAAGCTCCAGCAATATTCGCAACAACCTGTTTTTCACATAACAAAGCCTCGCCACATACCGCGCCCCATTGCTCAATCCAAAATGGTGTATCGAGTGAAGTATAAACTATTACATCTGCGGTCGCGTAAACTTCTGGCAAACTTTCATAGGACTTCCATGGCTCCCATAAAACTGTCTTCCCATAATCCGGATGCTTCTTGATTTTCTCGAGTTCGTTTCCCCGCCCACCAACAAACATCAATTCGACGTTCTCGATCTCCTTTTTCACAACTTGATCGTAGGCTATTAAAATACCCTGAATGTCCTTTTCTGGCACCAAGCGCCCAACGTAGAGGATTCTTTTTCGCTTCTTATTCGCTGCTGGCAGTGGCCTGAATAATTCGGGATCTAAACCACTTTGTGGCAAAACAATTCCTTCCGTAACTCCTTTAATTTGAAGCAAACGTCCAGCTTCGCTATTCCCTGCTATTGCTAAGTCAGCTTCGTTCAGCACTTCGCGTTCTATGCTACGATAAAAGGCATTGTAAACTTTCGGGATGTTTTCCCATGTGAAAACGGCCCATGGCACTCTAAAGAGCTTTGCATAACTCATACACTCGAAAGCGAATAAACTCGGTGGCTCTTCAAAGCAAACCAGAGCATCCGGCTTGAAAGTTTCTATCATCTCGAGTAACTGCGGCATTCTATAATGAAAAATACCTTTGAAACTTGTTAATCCAAGCGGTACTCGCATGAAATGCTTCTTCTTCACGACATCATATTTCTCGTCGTTCCATTGTCTCGGACCGCATAACAAAACATCGTGCTCTTGCTCTGCGATCCATTCCCACATCCGTTGCTGACGATAATGATTCACCGAATGACCCGTAACTAATATCCTCATTTTCACACCTCAGATTAATTTTCTTTTCCATATCATGGCTTCAGTAATCAATGTGTGCTTCAGGTAACAATCCAAACATATTCGACGACGAGGAAACATGTAATCATCGGGGTGTCTCATGGTCTTTCTTACTACTTTGCCGCAATCATCGCATATTTCGTATCCTTTCAATGCATAAGCGATTTTTTCTATTTTGTCCATTTATTCCACCGCTGCCCATCCTTTCACATAAACAAACCCATCGAGTTCTAGTGTCTCTATCTTGATTTCTTCAATCGATTTCCCGGCTCTCAAGGCTCTATTCTGTACCGCTTCCTTAGCTCGCATGTTCGCAAGTCCAGGGTTTTTCTTATAGCTTGACTCTTCCAAACGATAGCAAATCGCTATAATCGGCTTCCCGGTCTTATTCCTCAAAAATTCTTTGAGTTTATCTTCCATTCTTATCACACCAATAACGGATTTTCGTCACTCCTTTGATTTATGCCATAAACCTCGGAGAAATAATTCAACCAATGATTGTAAACTTCAAGCAGTATCGAATTACGCATCACTTCGTCTGGCACACTTTTCAAACTCGTCATTAGTAAATCAGAAGCAATTATTACATCTTCCTTGAGACATGATCTCCATCCACACCAACTTTCGCTTTCACTCGAATGGATAATTATACCTTGAAATTTGTCCTCCTCAATATCCTTCGCGAGCTGTTTCACTCTTTTCAGGATTTCTTCCTTTTTCATTTCAACAGTCATCTCCATCAACCCGCTATTCAATTAACCTCGTATATAAATTTATAAATTCCTCAGCCGCTCTTGTGGGGTTAAGCTCCTCACGTGCCCATTTCATTCCTTCGCGAGCGAGTTTTTCAGCTTCAACTTTATCCATGAATAAATCAATCATGCAATCCGCTAATTCTTTATAATTTCTCGGCTCAAATAAAACATGCCCGAATTTACTTGTCTCCGGTATACTTCCTATTCGACTCGCGATTACTGGCGTGCCACAACATAAACTCTCTCCTCGAATTAATTCGAAAGTTGCTTCCCAAATACTAGCGACTATAGTAAACCACGATTGAGTGTATAATCTCCTTAAGTCTTCAAGTTTCATTCGAGACAATAAAGCAACATTTCGTAGTTTGTAATACCTCAACATTTGGCCGAGTTGTGGTAACCAGCGTTGGTCGCCTTGCATTATGAGATGAGCTTGTGGCAGTCTTTTCGAAACTATTTTCCATGCTTTAGCAACCACCCACGCGCCCTTGTGCGGTATGTAGTTGTTTATCGTGCAACACTGTAATTTCTTCGATACGTTGGGTTCCGGATAGAAATTCTTTATATCTACCCAAGGAGTTATAACTTCCCATTTTCCAACCAAAAAATCATTTCTCTCGAAAATATCTATCATTCGTTTACTCGCGGCTACTCCGACATCACACTCTTGCAAATCGTTTCTATACTGTCCAGTTAGCCATGTATTATACCACCCAACACAACGGGAGCATTTATCGAAATCTATCTCATAACAAATCTCAGAGTCAATGCCGTGAAACACATCCATCATAAAATGTTGTGGACAAAGCGCTCTATAGTCATGAGCTACATAGATAACCGGTATATTCATTTTCTTCGCAATTATAACAGCTTTTGTTCCAATTTCTTGGAAATTATGTTGCTGCATTATCTCGATTTTAAATTTCTTGATTATCTTCCCAGTTATTTTAGGAATCATTCCTCGAGTTGTCTGCCAGAAATGTATTTTGCCTTCTTGTTTATGTTTCGGCTCACCTAAATACAAAAAATGAATAGCATCGATCGCTGGATGCTTTTGGAACTCTTCGAGTAATAAACGTTGCCGAACTTCAGCACCACCAGCTCTTCTATATGGGTTTACAAGCAGAATATTCATTTCCTCAACTCCGGCACAAGTTCTCGAAGTAATTTATCAAAAGCTGGTATCACGGCTTTCTCCCAATCATATTCGTTTCGAGCTTTCTCGACGGCTCGTTTACTGAATTTATCATACAAATCAGGGTTTTCATATAACTCCTTGAATTTAGCCGCCGCATCTTCCGGATCTGCCCATGCGCGATCAACTCCAGCTCCGCCAATTTCCCAAAACTGAACTTTCACAAGCAATCCGCAATCTCCGAATAATTCTTCGCTTGTCGTATAATTTGTTCCAACACAAGGTATTCCAGCCGACATGCTCTGTAAACTTGTCAGGCCAAATCCCTCGCCTCCAGTTAAACGATCATGCACCCAGCCCATGTTGTAAACCCTATTGAGTTCCTCTTCACCAACCCCGAGCATGAAGTCACGCATTTTACTTGGCGGAGGGAAAAATACATCTTTTCCAACCTTCAATCCAAGGCGCTTCTCAGCGATAAATTGTAAGTCCCATCCTTCGCGATCTCGCTTATCCATATGCAAGTACAGTACAGTATCCGGAAACCATTTATGGAATATCTTAAATGCTTGAAGTGTTTGTGGTAATTTCTTCCGTCTCTGATTACGATCAATTCGAATTATCACTTTCTTGTCGGGTGGCAGTCCATATTCGATCTTTGCTTCGCGCTTTTCTTCTCCACTCAATGGTTTGAAAATTTTTGTGTTCACCCCATGCGGGATATAATAATTTCTTATCCCAGCTTCCGTGCTTAGGTTATGACCGAATTTGGAAAAGCAAACTGGAATATCAATTCTTCGAAGCATTCGCTTAATATCATCTGTTATTGGCACACCGTCAATCGGATACCAGTAAACCCAAGTTTGTGGGATATCGCTTTTCCACATCCAAGATAGCATCCAGAAGTCGCCAAGTGTGATTATCGCATCGGGTTGCTTTTTCGCGATCCAATAAGGCAAGGCTCGCTGTCCAAACTGCGATCCGCCAGTATTTGGTAATGCTTCAAAATGTAATTTCCGGTTATGGAAATAAACCGGTGGTCCCATGGGCTGACCAAAGGTTTGCCATCCGAGATAACCTACTTCATGACCAACTTTCCCAAGCCCATCAGCTAGCCCGCGCATTGCAGTAGCGAAACCACTGATCGTATGCCAGCTATCCGCCATTACAAGCAGTTTCAAGTCATTCCCACTCTTTTATTCCACTTGCATAAAACTTTATCATTTCCTCGAGTGTTTCACGGATGCTAGGTTTATCCCATCTGATTTTCAGATAGACCAGCTTTTTATGCTGCTCATCAGTAATTGCTATGGTTTTCATACTTACCACTAAGACTATTATCTCGAATACAATTTTATAAATTTATTGTTTTCAACTTCCCGAGGAATAAAGCATAGCACGAAAAGATAATGTTTTGCGATAGGCCTTCATTGGTAAGCGCTCGTCTTCTATTACGTCATTTTCTCCCGTTAGTCCAAGAATATTAACTCCAGAAGCCTTGAGTGTCTCGCGATAATCTTGAAGCAAAACTTTCTTTACTTCTTTCGAGAGTTCATTTTTCTGTGCTTTCCCACTCGCGAAAACATCTATTTGAAGCAAAGGATAATAAACAACATACCCTTTCCGCGCTTCTTCACTACTCGACCCAACATGAAAAACAGAAATTTGCGGCCAGCGATATTTCCTCAGCCGTTCATCGATCCAATCGTTATCTATCCAATAAGACCCAGATGATCTGATCTCCGGATCTATGACATTCATTCTCAAACAGCGCGTTACTATTTCGAGTCCTTCATCAATATCCAATTTTAAGCACCCCCGATTATTGTTGGCCGAATCTGGATCATCTGTCTTGACTTTTTCAATTCAATTCATCCAAGTCAATTTGATCGAGTAGATTAACTTAACCCCAAGTCCCTTTAACAGCAGCTTCTCTTACCACGCTTTCATAAGCCTGCTTCCAAATTTCCATTCTAAATTTCTCGAGTGCGGGTCTAAACCATGGAAACATTAAAAATTTCCCAGTCTTATAATGCATCCATCCGAATTCCAAAAACATAGCATAATTTTTACTGGTACCATTGCGTCGCGTATCAGCACCAACTTCCCACTCAATAGGTTCCATCGTTTTCCAATTACCAGAATTTTTCTGATAGTAATGACTCTTCATTAGCCTTCCAGTTCGACTTTTCCAAGGATGATTTTGCTTACAGTAAGCCCAAAGCGTTACTGCCCATTCGCCTAATACTTTATCCAATGCTCTATAAGCTTTAATCGAAGTTTTTGGTAATTCGGCGATTAATTTCTCCCAACCCTCGAGTTCCACTGAAAACTTTATGCCCATTACTCTTCGCTCCAAATGATTCGAAAGCTCATATCAGTCGCTGACGCGCTTTTGTTTTTGCTTTCAATTAAGAGATGATCTCCCGGAGTAACTATTACTTCTTCTCCAACTTCTGCTAATCCGCCAATAGCTCGGACATGCGAACCACCGCCCACAACTGTTTGGTGTGATAACGAGCCGCTTGTATAAGTCACTCCTTGTTTCACGGTCATTGACGAATTATTACTCTTTCCGAGGTGCAAGTTTAGTATTGGAACATCGGATCCTCCACTCGCGTCAGTGTGTCGATAAATATCAATCCATGATTGACCGAATGACGATGTTTCAATCGCTTTTATTTCAGCATTTTTCTGCGAGTTGCTTGGGTTTAAAAATAATATTCGAACTCCACTGTCCGGAGCTACGCTCTCAAATCTATGCGATGCTGAAAAAGCTTCACCAGCGACTATCTTATTTTTGAAAGTTTGTTCGACATTTAGACTTCGGTTCCTATGTGAGTAAACTCTTGACATTTATTTCCCTCCTGTTTATTTCTTATCTCCTCAACTTATTTAATTTTCCGCACTTTCAGCGTTTCCGTTGGAAGGTTCAGCTAAATCGAAAATTATCTTACGCCCTTCCATATCGCAAATCCTTTTTCCTGCTTCATAATAATACTCAGCCATTAAACTTCGTCCCATAAACTCCGATCCGCGATCTAATGTCACGTCTCGAGTATAATAGTAAAGCGGAGCATGTTCGCCAGCGAGCCTTTGCATAGCATAATACGCAGCGAAATTTGTTGCTGCGTCTCTCGCCCACATCTCCAAGTTTGCTCCGCTTGCCGGAGCGGTCCCTAAAAACTTCTTCATTAAAGCTTCGCCGCGACTAACACAAAACGCCATTACTCCACTCGAAAGTGTATCCTCAGAAATACCAGTCGCGCTTCGTACAAAACTAATGGATGTATAATCTCCCATAGTTTCCACTCACCATCATAATTAAAACTATTCGAAAAAATAAGGGTATTGGTTGCTTAGCGTCTGACTAAGCTACAAGGGCTTAGTACGTCGACGCGAAGCATATAGCGGAAGGTGCTAGTACAGCGGGCACATACCTTTCGAAGAAGACTTGTCCTTGCAGATCCCTTACTTCCTCGACGTAATCCTCACTCCGCAAATCTTCCCTAAGGAACAAAGCTCCAGCCTGGTCCGAATCCAGAATAAGGACGTGGCCTTCGCTTATCTGCGGAGTTGGAATAACTTTCAAACCGAGGATAGTTCCGACGTCGTATTTGGAAATGTCTCCGCCTTTCTCCTTGTGAACGAATTCATCAAGTCCAGCGAGTTTGCCGTAGTCAAGCGGGTTGCAAACCAGTATATCCGGAAGATAATTAGCAGCTCGAACTTTTCCGATCATTTCGCTTATATCGCCGATCTCGTCAGCGTTCGCTCCGCCCCAAGCTCCGGTTATCTGGAAAGTAATTCCCTTGTTCGCCTTTAGTTCCTCGATTATATCCAAAGTCTCTTTAAGAGCAATTTGCTCGCCAGCTTTTCTGGCTTGTCTTCGCACAAGGTCCCAGCGTGAGTCTGCAACCATTTCATGAGTTATCTGTGTTCTATAACCGATCTTCTTGTATGTAGCAGTTGTCTCGGTGTAGTCTGGTTGAAGTATTGGAACTTCAGCTGATTCTCCGACCTCAACTGCAGCGGGCCATGATCCTTCTTTCACGATTTTCACAGAGTCGCCAGAATCCATCTTCACAACAGGAAGTATCTGGCGTCCGACTGCTTCCGCCTCTTTAGTCTCAACTATCTCATCGTAAATAACTTCCGCAATTAATGCCGCTTCTGCTGATGTAAGGGTCATTTCATTCACACCTCTACAATGTCAATCTTATCTTTCCAGTTGATCCAGCAGTTATATCTTCTAAGGGTATTCCAAGTCTTAAATCTTGCTCGAGTATTTCATCCGTTCCGCTGACAGTTGGGTAAATTACCCCACCAAAAGCGGCACCGTTTGATACAACGACCGGTACTCCAGCGTCCGCATTAGTTCCAGTAACGAGCACGTCCACGACGCCTTCAAGCGCAACTGCGACCTGGTCGCCTTCGCTTGCCGGCACCAAGCTAACTCCAAGCGCCCTTTCTCCGTAGTGGCATTTCGCAACGGTTCCGTCGCCAGACATCGTCACGGCGACACCGCTGGTTATATCTTCGCCAGCTTCAAATGACCATACATTTCCTTCTCCAACTTCTATTCTTGTCATTTCTTATCACGCCCATCCAAGTTTCTTTCTCAATTCTTCTTTCAGTTCATCTTTAGTTTTGCCTTCGCTTGAAAAGTTAACATGACCTTTCGCTCCGCTAGATTTCTTAGTCGCTTCGACCATTTCGATCATTTCCTTTATCGCCTCGTCTGAGAAGTTCTCATATTCCTCAGCTTTCTTCTCCGGTAAGCCGGCTTCTTTCCTCTTCTCAAGCAGTTCAGCAACCAGGTTATCATGAAGTTCCTTCCTGCGCTTAGCCTCAGCTTCCTCATAAGCCTTGATCTTTGCGGATAATTCCTCGATTTTCTCGTTAAGTGCCTTTTTCTCTTCCTCAAGAGTTTTCACCTTTTCTTGGAGCTCAGCGTATTGAGCCAAAAGGTTCTCTACGAAGGGATGCTGTGACACTTCTTCTTCGGTTAATTCAACAACCTCGACCATTGTTATCTCTCCCTCATTTTTCTTTTTATTAATTTCTTTATTTTGGTTCTTATTAAGCTCTTCGCTCAAAATCTGCTCTTCCTTCTTTTTCTCAATCTTTTCGAGCTCTCTACTCAGTGCAACTGCAAGTGAAGCTCCGGGATCAGCCGGGTAAAGTACCAATGAAATTTCTCTACCACGCAAACCTTTCCCAATAATATATGCTGTTTTCCCGTCATACTCGTGCCCAAGTCTATGATTGCATCCGCCGGTCAGGTATTCCCGACCACATATGGAGCAAATTTCATGTTCCAGCGTTAAACCAGTACTCACAAATGAAATCAGGTGATTTCGAATTTTGTCTGCATAAACATCATCATAACACGTTGCCTCGAACTCCACCCTCTTTCCATCTTCGACCCAAGCGTCAACAACTCGCCCAATTACATTTTCAACCCGCTTATCATGATCGAGCAGTAGATACGCTCCGTGTCCATCTTCGCCTTCTTTAAGCGTCTTCGCGAGGTTATCGAGTTCCTCTTCTGGAATGATTAACTTCTTCGACGGAATAATGCCAGCATTCAGTGCGACTCCTCGAATGATTAGAGGTTTAACTTCTTCCGTAAACGAGAAGTCTGATTCATATGAGAGCTCGATCAAATTCTTCACCTACTTCTTCTTCGTCTTCGGGTATTTGTAAGGCGCGGGATAGCCATATTTGTAAGGCGATGGGTACGGGTATCCGTATGGGTACTTGTAAGGATATTTGTACGGGTATGGGTACTTATAAACCGCCATTTCTACAAGTTCCCCATTCCGCTTTTCAACCCAGCTTTTAACTTCGTCTTCCGAATCGACCTGAGCAACAACTTTCCATTTTCCGAATCCAGTCTTCCCAGTATCCTCTGCTATCGCCCATTTCCCGCTCTTCATTTTCCAAGCCCTATACTTCTTTTTCTCCGCCATTTCTTGCTTCACTCCCTTGGTTTTATTACAAAATGCCTGAGCCTCCTCTTTTGTTTCGAAGTCTCCTTTGATTACCTTCAGTTCCCCGTCCTTCCTAACGCGAACAACCTCCCATTTCCCGGTCTCTTCATTCTGCCTAACAAAGACGGTTCCAGGCTCTAATTCACTCATAATTTGTTTCTCCTCCGCTCTATCTAATTCCTTCTTTTTGCTCCCTTTTTTAGGTTTCGGTAATTCTGAAGGTTTGAAATGAAACATTTGACTATGTGGGTCTTCGCGCATTATAACATACAAGCCCTTGAGCTTTTTTCCATGCAATTCCATTCTGATTATATCTGGTTTTTCTGCGATTATCTCGATTTTTCCACTATCAAGCGTTCTATAATACCGCATTAAGTCCTTCGTCGGATTGAAAGGATGGTCTGGAGGTAAGCTTCCACTCTCTTTCGTCCAATGATCGTCTTCCAATCCAGACTTTTTCTCGACAGCAAAACTCTCGCCTTCGCTGAAATCATAATCAGATGAAATGAAGACACGATATGGTTTCCCATTTTTCTTTATTACAAACACCCACTCAGACTCCGGTACGCCTCGAATAACAACTTGCCCGCGCCACCAATACTGTTTAGCCATAAACTCCATATTTTCTCTCGCAAACTCGATTGTGATTTCTTTTGATTTAATCGCCTTAACTAGCTCGTCGCGTACCTTCTTCGGATTATCTTTTTCCCAATACCTAAACTCTTCTGGTATTTGCTCTCGAATCTTTCGAGGTAAAGCACTGATTCCTTTTGGTGGCATCCAACCCGTTTTCGCCCCTCTGCTCAAGACGTAGGGAAGTTCCCCATCCTTCGATCTGAACATCATCCAGACCATATGCTCGCGACCAGCTTTTGCCCACTCTTTCGATCTCGGTAACAATCGCAGATTAAATTTGCCATTCAGAAGTTTCCCGTGTTTAAACCATTCTTGATAATATATCTTCTGCGCTCCGTATTCAACTTCACCTTTATCGATTATAATGAAACGACCTTTCAGCTCAGCAGTGGCTCCAACAGTTCCAGGAGGTACTTCGCCTTCCATAAGATCAATTGCTTTCCCATGCTCATCGTAACGTTTCATTTCGATAACGTGAGCTTTTTCACCTATTAAGCGATAAGTTATATCGCCTTCGAAATCGTAAGGTATTGTAAATGGGCTATCATTAAATAACCATTCTATTGGTTCGGGTAATTTCTGCTCGCATAACGCCTTATTATTTGGATCAGAGAAAAATTCCTCAACCTCAGGTGCGCGCTTTAAAACAACAGATTTTAATTTTTCAAATGGCATGTTATCAATTCTTTTACTCATTTCCTCTTTCAGTTCCGGATGCAAAGCAAGACTTAACTTGTCGAACCAATCATTCTTAATTACATCTTCTAAAAACTTTCCAAATGTCTTACTCGATAATTTCTCACGAATAAACTTAATACTTTCTTTAATTTTCTTTTCCTCTTTCAGTCCATTAGCTCTTTCCTCATTTTCAGATAAACTGCTCAAAACTTCTTTCTTGGATGAAAATAATCTCAGTGCATCTGGCAACAAACTTTTTATCAAATTCATCGTCACGCCTTTCAAACGCTTTTCAGTTATTTCATTCCGATCATCTAAATGCACTGATGTGCCCCGTACATGAGCTTGTAAAACAAATCGCCAGTGTTTATCTTCTGGCGGATACAATGTCAAAACATTTTCTGCTAATTCGAAAACGGTAAGTTCTTCCATGAAGTTCAGCGGAGTGTTATGTTTCCAACCAAGCTTCTCAAATGCTTCAACAATTTTCATATGTGCTTCTTCGATTAAGCGTTTTTGCTCTTCTAGCGGCATTCCTTCAAATTGCCCACCAAGAGTTTTCCCTTCTTTCAACTTTTTAGCCCAAGCATGACAGTTATGCACAATAAAGGGAACTGCATATTCGCCGTTCGACGTTTCAATATTATAAACTTGCCCGCTATATTCTTTCCATTCTACCTTTCTAATTGGAAGGTAAAGTTCATTTTCGATTATCCAATAATCCTTCCGTTTCCCGTTCTTATAATAACTCAATGTCCATAGCTTTCTATCGCTCCATTTCCTTTGTCGCCGCACATGCACGGATGGAACAATTCCGCACTTTGCATAAGCGAGGAAAAGGGAATATGCAAGCATTCCAGAAGCTGTTGCAACTGACCGATACATCCCGCGGTTCCAGCCATCGCCCTTTTCAAACTTCTCCAAAAGCGCTTGAAGTTTCATTCGTTCTGCTTGCAAAATCCCAAGTGGGATCCGTTTCTGTAAAGCTCCCTTTCCAAATAATCTAACCATTTCTTGGACCGCTCTTTGACTGTAAATCGAAACTCGAATTTCTCGTTCTAATTTCCGCCATTTCGCCTTGCATCCGTAGACCTTCTTAGCCAATCCGCATATTTCCTCAGCGAAATCTTCTTCATCAAGTGCCAATGAAAAGCGAAGCTCTGTCTTATTCGCCGGAAAACCTTCCGCCAGATACCAGCCCGCAAGCGCGAAAAATTCTTTTGGCCACGCAGTCTTTCTTTCTTCGAGAAGTGGAATAATTACTGCATACCGATTCGCTTTCAACTCCTTGGTAAGCCGCCATATTTTAGGATACTCATGAATCCATTTAAAGCGTCCTTTTTCATCTCGAGCTCTTTTGGTATAGCCCAAAACAAGTCGAGGCCCAATATCCCTTAAAGGCGTAACCAAAATGGGATGATCCGGAGTCGCCTCAAACCAACCAAGATGAGCAACCCTGAAGCGAACAATTTCCCCTGCATACCCCCGCTCAAATTTTTTTAAGACCTGCGCTCTCTCCGTCCCGATTATGATTCTATCCTTCTCGGAGAGTTCTTCAATGGGTCTAAATCCATCGGGATCAGTCATAACGGGCGTCCCTGTGGGGAAGCATATTCTATGGTCATCAGCTAATACCTTTTTCCCGCGTTCAGTCCTAATAAGCTTCATCGGATCATAAGTTTTGATATCGGCAATTAGTTCAACTGAATGAGGCTTGCTACTCAAAAATTTAATTCCATTTACATAATCAATTTGCATCCCGTCTTTCGCGAGTATAATCTCGACTTCTCCATCACTATAATCTTCGAGTTTCTTCATAATCTCTTCATCTCTCATTTCTATGAGCTGCTTACCCCAATGAGTAATTATCATCTCTGGGATTTTATGCTTTCTGATTTCAGTTATTTGACTTTTCAAGCTCGCGTGCCCAAATATCTTCTTGTTCTTCTTTCTAATCAAATCTCGATCTAAACTCGATCCATCAGCGATGTAAACTTGCACATTATCATAAGCGCTTTCATCGAGTATTTTAATGACATCTGGCGCGTAAAGGAAAGTTTTTCTACCAACCTCGATTTTGAAACAAACTGCTGGAGCTTTTATGCTATGCAAAACTCGAAAAGCAGTTATCCTAAACGATCCAAGTTTTATCGTTTTTTGAGGTTTTATTTCGCGCCAGTAACGAACCTTTACTTTAGCTTCTTCTAACAGATTTCGAGTTTCTTCAGTGCAATAAACTGGAATTTTTGTACCTTCTCCCTTTTCACCGTTCAAACCAGCAGCGTGATCTGGATGAGCATGAGTTAAGAAGATATAATTCGGATTTTCCTTCAAAAACTCTGGTTCTCCACAATCAAATAAAATCCGTTCCTTATAGTACTTAATAAGTAATCCAGAATGTTTTTCATGCCCGCTTCGAGTTTCTTGAATTTCGCCTCTTGTCCCAAGGAAATGAAGTATTGGCATTACTTTCTCCCCACCTCAACTAAATTTTCCCCAAATTTCTTCCAACCCATTATTTCGAAACCAGCATCACTCATCATGCTCTCAATCTCGTTTCTAGTAAATCCTCTAGCGATCAATGGCCATTTGCCCCAATCTGGCTTCTCTGGTACGTGCAAAATGAAATAACCTCCATCATCTGTTATTCGAAAAGTTTCTTCAACGAAAAGTTCTGGGTAAAATAAGTACTCTAAAACTGATCCACAGTTCACCAGATGGAAGACATTGCTTCGAAATGGTAGTCTGTGTGCGTCAGCCAAAACAAATCTTTCGAACTGTCTTGGCAAAACATCTACACAGTAAACTTCATACCCAAGTTTCTCAAGCCCATGCGCGAAATACAATTGCGATCCGCAACCAACATCTAAAGCCTTTCCCTTCGGGGTAATTTCCGAAGCTATCTGCAAGGCGAATTTCACTCGTGGTTTCAGAGGACCATTCATGCCCAAGGTTTCTGATGGTGTTTCTTGAAACTCTTTTCTTCTTCCAAGAATATCTTTCACCCATTCGCATTCAGTAAAACGTTTCTTAACAACTTCGCTCATTCGACGTCAAACTCCGGTATCTTTTCGTTTAACTCATTAAGTTCTAAACTCGCCAAATAATCGTTTAATCCCTCGTATAGCTCCCAAATCTCTTCTTCACTCATCTTTTTCTCGCGTTCGATTTTATACTGTGTTTTCTTCGCAATTGCACTTACAACACTCAGCGGATCTGGTTCCTTCTTTTCTGGTCTTTTCTCTAATACCCTCGGTATCAACCAGTGGTACTCAACCGGACTTATCTTTCGTATCAAACGTACCGTTACCCGAACTATTTCACCAGGCTTTATTTTCTCCGCGGTCGCGAAAGTTAACCCGAGCAGAGAATAAATCTTTCCGTTCCATTTCACGAAAACTTGCTTATTCTTCTTCACGCCGTCATGAGTTAATTCATTGGGTTTCCAAACTTTCGCGTTTTTCGGCAAATCCTTCGGATCAACTGGACCAACAGCACCAGCAAGCATCCATTGACCTGGTATCGGTTTCCCTTTCTGCGGACCAGTTCTATAGGTCTTCGCGAACTTAGCAACTACAAGCACGTCTACATCAGCAAACTTTTTGAGTTTCGCCCAGCTCGGCGTCCTCTTTCCAATTGGATATATCGAATCGCTCAGTTTGTACATAGCGCCTTCGCTGTATGGTATTGCTGAAACCTCATTTGTGAACTTAATGACTTCTTCAGGACTTGTCGCGATCCTTGGTATATTTTCTTGCAAATGGAACTTGAAACTTTTAGGTACATCAGCTCGCGGCAATTCGATGCCACGCAAAATTTTCCTTCTTTCTTCATATGGTTTCTTCCAAAGCTGTGATCCATTTAGGTAAATACAGTCAAAAACATGAGCTATCCAGTGACTATCATCAATTTCTCCTTTCCCCATAGCTCCCATTGCTGCTCTTCGACCGAGTGCTCGTCCTCCTTCATCATATGGCACGACTTCACTATCCAGATAGACTGTTTCCGCATTCAGTGACAGTAAGTCCTTCCTTAAGTTCGGCAAAACATCAGCTACATTCTCCCCGCTCTCTGTCCACATCCAAGCCTTGTCCTTATCCTTAACAAGTATTAATCTCATCCCATCGAATTTAACTTCCGTATAAATTTTGGCTCCAGGATGTTCTTTTAGCCATTCTGAGGCAAGCTTAGCAACCGAGCGTTTTTCGAATAACTCGAGTTCTCGATATCCAGCCTTTGATGTTTTAGTTGGCACGATTGGTAAAGGAGGAGTAATTTCTTTTTGCTTCTTCATCATCTCGACTCTTTCATCAGCTTTAATTTTCTCCCATTTTCCAGTCTTGATCAGTTCGAATATCTTGTCAGCGATATCATCTCTGGCTAAATCAATCTCACTCATCTCCACTCGTTTTAGCGGCTTTATGGGCACTAGCATTAGGCTATATAACGGAATATAACTTGTTATCGGTCCACGCAAATCTGGAAAGATATGAAGTCTCCCTTTCAATTTGGGTCGTGTACCTTCTAAGTACCTATAAAGACGAAATCTTATCGCGTTGTCCCAGAAGTCTAAATATTCGATAATTTTGCTGAAAAGATTTTCTCCAACCGCTTTAATCTGTCCTTTAAGCTCACTGTCTGGTAATTGTTCGAATAAATCGGATAATTTTTCCATTTCAGAAGTTATTGGTTGAGGTGAAGGAGCTCGATAAGGTATATCCACATCGCCTTCCGTCTCGCCAGTATTAACCAGTCCTCCCGTCAAATTAACAAGCAAGTCTTGCAACACTATGGGCTTGAAACCGCCGTCCAAAACATCCTTGAGTTTTATCAGCTCACCCAGCTTCTTTCCCGATCTGGGCACCGGAGCATATGGAGGACCGTATTCTTGCTTTTCACTGAGCGCAATTTGACGCTTGAAGGTTTGTATGCCTTCCCACTTTGGATGTTTTATCGGCTCCTTGAAGCGAACTAAAATTCTTGGTCTCCACACCCAGAATTCTTTCTGGTCTGGCCACCATTTCTCGAATTCTTCATCAGTAATTCTTGATTCTGAAGATAGTGCCTTTGCCTCTTCTCGAGTGATGGGTCCGCGTGGTTTTCCAAGTATTAACATACCATAAACGTAATCATCATCAAACCAGTAAATCCGTGTGTCATTATATTTATCGAATCGTTTCGCCTTGATTATGATCTTCTTCTCGCCTTTCCAAAGCAACTCGGCATGTGGCTTCACTAGCATTATGCCAGGACGAACTGGTAAATCCATCCTCTACCATCTCCGATAAAATATTGGGTATGGCCAGCGTTCATCATATCGCTTACTCGAAGGATATTTATCTTCAACTGGGCATTCAAACACGTTGACATAATGACATCGTAACCTTCTCCCATAGTATCTTGGGAAAGCTTCCGCGAAGCGTTTCGGATCTGGTTTTGTAAATGGGCATATCAACGCATATGGGCATTTCGGTTTCGGATACGGATTAGGATATTTTCTAGATAACTTCCCCACTTTCAAATTCACCTTTCTCACTTATAGGCACGCCCCTTGATTGCAAATATCTTCTCGCTTCTTCTTTCGACAATATTCCACCAGCAAGCAATTCTGTTAACTCTTTGCCTGACAATTCGATTGGTAATTCGGAAGCATTCCATCTCATCCCAACAACTTGTTTCTTCCCAAGCCCAGCGAGTTCGAGCTCTCGTGGAAAAATTCTTTCCTCGAAAACAAACGCTCCGAGATGTTGTAACCTTCTGACGTTTCTATCGAAAATAATTCGCGCCTGCAAAGGTGATCTTTCGGCTCCACCAGTTACTCTTCCGCCGCCAGCTAGGAAAGTCCTCGGCACGCCAAGCCCGACTATTATATTCTCAACTATTCTATCATAGTGCTCCTGCAAACCTTGAGGCACCCTTGGCGTTAACATGTCAATATTCACATTATGCCTGGTCACTAGATATTTTCCCGGCTTATAATTCTCGAGTTCTTTTCGAACTGAATCTACAGAGGAAGGGCTCGCCGGGTACTGATCAGTTCCAACTTTCACGAGTATCCATGGGTGCGCAAACAAATGAGTTACAACAGCAAGGTCTTTTTCTATTTCTTCTTTCTTTTCGAGTAAGTCTGCGATAGGTTCGATCAAACCAAGACCATATGGCTCAGACCCAACTACATCCCATGTCACTGGAATAATATCCTCAAGTTCTTCCCCCTCCCAAGTTGGATATTCTCCTTCTTCGCTAGTTCTTCGTTGACTGATCTTAATTATTCGCCCATGTTCATCAATATGTATCCTCATATCCTTTGGATTCAAAAACAGAACTCTTTCGATTTTCCCATTTTGGATATCAAGCTCCATAAAAGCGGTCCCGAAAACTAATACTTCAGCAAACATTCGAGCTAAAACTTCTTCCGCATTAATTCTATCCATAAGCTGTTTGCATATCTCAACTTCTTTGGTGTCACTTTGCCCCGACTCTAAATCAATCAATTGGAAGCCAGTCAGTGCGCTATTTACGTACGTGTCTATCGCTCGACGAACTAATCCATCGCTCTGATAATATTCTTGATATTTCTCCATTCGAATCTTTCGTGTTTGATGACGTAATGGCTCTCCCCAAATACTAGAAATTCTACTTTTTCTGACAATTCCCTTACTCATTTCCCAAGCTCTGGACAACTCACTGTTCACTAAATATACCCATTTCTCAGGTTTTCTCGGTTTTCTTCTCGCCAAATTCCTTAGAAAAGACATCCTTTCTCTCACGTTCCTCTTTCAACAGAAAGTTTATGTAATTGCTTCTTTTATTATTTTCTCGAACAATTATAAAAATATAAAGGTGAAATACTTGATTAAGGTGGGTTTGATTGGTTTCGGCCGATGGGGACACAATCTCGCGAAAACATTCACAAACATTCCCAACTGCAAATTAACCGCAATCTGCGACTCCTCGGAAGCTAAACTGCATGAAGCGATAAATTCTTACGGATCAATAAGCACTTTTTCTAATCGAGATGATTTTTTCAAATCCGCTGATATAGATGCGGTTGCAATCGCTACCCCGGCAGTCACTCATTTCGAGCTTACATACCAAGCTTTGAAATACAATTTGCATTGTTTTGTCGAAAAACCTTTCACGCTTTCTTATCGCGATGCGAAATATCTCAAACTTAATAAACCAGACGATTTAACCTGTATGGTTGACTATACTTACTTGTATCACCCAGGCATTCAAAAATTAGGAGAATTAATTTCAGAGTTTGGTAAGCCAAAATTCATAAGTATTCTTTTCTCTAATTTCGAACCCTTCAGAGTGGATCTCAGCGCTTTCAACGACTGGATGCCCCACCCCACTTCGATCTTACTTTCATTCTTTAAACAATTACGACCTGGCGGATGTATCGAAATCGATCAAAAGACTGCTCTAGCTACTTTCTTCGATAAAAATTCCTTTTTCCATGTTACAGTTAGTTATGAAATGATGAAGCAACGAATAATTAATGTCATTTATGATAAACAAGCAATTCTATTCGATGAAATCAATCTGCCACGCGAAAAATGCATCAAGTTCTTCGGTATTGAAAAGAGCTCTCAAATTGACCCTACGCCTCCACTCACAGTTTCTTGCTCTCATTTTATTGATTGTATTCAAAACGATCTCGAGCCATTGACTAATTTTAAGTTCGCTGCGAAGGTTGTCAAAATAATCAATTCATTAAGGGGTTAACAATGCAAATTCCACTTTGCGATCTAACAAGACAATATCAGGAAATTAAAGACGAGATTGATTCGGCAATTAAAGAAGTTCTCCAAAGCGGTCACTTCATCAAGGGCAAGTTTCTTGAGGACTTCGAGGAACAATTCGCACGAGCAGTTGGCGCAAGCTATGCAATTGGAGTTAACAGTGGCACAGATGCTCTACTCATAGCTCTTCGAGCTTGTGGCATTTCAACCGATGATAAAGTAGCGACTGTCCCTAATTCTTGGATATCGACAGTTGATTGTATTCCACGTCTTGGCGCTCACCCACTCCTACTGGACGTTGAGCCAAAAACTTTAACCCTAAACGCAAAACATCTTATCAGCTTAAAGATTAAAGCCGTGATACCAGTTCACTTATTCGGCCATCCAGCAGATATTCTTTCGATCTTTAATGCTTTGGATGATGATACAAAAATAATTTTCGATGCTGCACAAGCCCTCGGCTCAACCTTCGAAGGATTTAAACTCGGACATTTTGGCAATGCAGTTTGTTATTCATTCTATCCAACCAAGGTTCTCGGGTGTTACGGCGATGGCGGAGCAATAGTTACTTCTGATCCAGAAATCGCTAAGCGGGCGCGAATTCTTCGTGAGTATGGACAGATTAAGCGTGATCATCATGTTTGCATAGGCTATAATAGTCGCCTAGATGCTTTGCAAGCTGCAATCCTCTCAGTAAAACTGGACCACGTCAACAAGTGGATTTCGAAACGAAGGCAACTCGCGCAGCGATACACCCAACATTTAAATAAATTGGTTGTCACTCCATACGAAGCTCCTTGGGCTAAGCATGTTTTCTACCTCTACGCCATTCGCACTCCGTTACGTGATCAGCTTAAAATTTTCCTCGAAAAAGCTGGTATACAAACTGGTATTCATTTTCCAACTCCTTCACATTTACAACCTTCATATAAACATCTTAACTATAAACCTGGTGATTTGCCAATTGCTGAACAAGCATCTCGCGAATTATTGAGTTTACCACTTTTCCCCGAAATGTTTAAAGAAGAGCAAAATTTCATAATTGAAAAGGTTAAGGAGTTTTTCGAGCAAAATGAGTGTAGTAATTAATTGGACTCCTAATCAACAAACACTAAGCACTGAATCAATAACAACAGTATCTGGAATAATCTGCTGTGTTATTTGCGGCAAAGCTATATGCTTTGTGAATTTGCCATATGAAAAATATCTCGAGTTCTCACGAAAAGCTACTTGTTCGGAACTCTGTGAAATTGTTTACAATTTGGGGCGTGAAAAAAATTATAGATTACACTGATCAATTAAAAGATGTTTTTTCGCCTTGGATTTGTAAAAATTGCAAATGTATAATTGTAGGACATCCGTACAGAATATACTACGATGAAAAAAGACGTACTTTCCTTGTTTTCTGTTCTGAAACATGTGAAGTTGCATATAGACTGGGGAGGGGGTAATTTGGAATATCAATTTTTCTCCTCGGGGGTGTCGGCGACCGGTCCTGTATTACCTCCCAAGGGAATAAAATTTATCTGTGCTATCTGCGGAAAAGAAATTCCGCTAGATAAACTCAAATGGTATTACGATTCTAATCACGATTCTTTCGTGCCAATTTGCAGTGAGCTGTGCGGGATAGTCCTTTCTTTGGGGAAGTGATTAACTTTGCTTGACGATCTAGTCGAAAAATCAATTTACATAATTCGAGAGGCAAATGCAAAGTTCGAAAACATTGCAGTTCTTTGGAGTACTGGCAAGGACTCCACGACCTTACTTTCTCTTGTTCGAGAAGCTTTCTTCGGAACAATTCCATTCCCGGTAATTCATATCGACACAGGTTTCCACTTTCAAGAGCTTTTAGACTTCAGAGATCAAATTGCTTCTGATTGGAAGTTAAAGTTAATCATCGCGAAGTCGGATTCCAAGGTTAACCCGTTCCAGAACTCAGTTCAACAATGTTGCACCGAGCACAAAATGACAGCGCTTAAACAAGTAGTAGAACAGAACAAACTCGATGCTCTAATGGTTTCAATTCGACGCGACGAACATGCCATTCGGAGTAAGGAACGAGTTATGTCGCCACGAGATGAAAACTGGCGTTGGAAAGTTTATCAGCAAAAAACGATAATATCGCCAAATTCCGATAGTAATTATGAAGCGCTCCAAGACGCAGAGCTTTGGGATTTATATGCCTCAGATTTCGGTTCCAACTGTAATCATGTTCGCGTGCATCCGCTTCTTCATTGGACTGAGTTGGATGTTTGGCGCTATATCAAATCCAGAAACTTGCCAGTTAACCCACTCTATTTCTCAAAAGATAGTTGGAGATATCGTAGCCTGGGTTGCTGGCCATGCTCAAAACCAATTCGTTCAAACGCAAAAACAGTCGATGAGATAATTAAAGAAATCGAAAAAACCAAAACTTCGGAGCGTGCTGGTCGACATACCGAGAAAGAAAAATATCTAATGGAAACTCTACGCGCTCTAGGCTATTTTTAATAGAATGTTTTATTACTTTTCTTGAGGTAGCTGAATTCTTTCTCGATTTCATCACGCAATCTTACAATTTCATCGCTTCTTAATTTCGAAGTGCTCACGGCGCACCTATACTCTCCAATTCTACCCTTATACCAACCAAGTTTCTCGTAGTCTATCTTAATATCGAACATTTCAGGGAATTCCCAAATTAAGCTCTTTGGATAAGGTGTGTAAATCGTTAAGTCGAAATCATCTGGTTGCATTTTCTCCAAATACTCTCGAATCTTCTCCACGCTCTCGTGACTCTCTCCTGGCAATCCAATCATTAATAATGCCTTGAAACGCAAACCGGCTTTCCTTGCAAGCCTGGTAACTTCATAATTTTGTTCCACAGTCGTTCCCTTATTTATTCCATTTAAGATATCTTGGTCCATTGACTCCAAGCCTGCTAATATTTCGACGCATCCACTCTTTCTCATCCTCTTTAATAATTCTTCATTAACTAAATTCGCTCTAACCAAACATCGCCATTTCACACCGCGTTTTTTCAAGCCTTTGCAAATCTTTTTCAACCTCGAGATGTTCAAAGTAAAATTATCGTCATAGAACATTATCGCGTTGTACCCAAACTTTTTCTGTATTTCATCGACTTCTGCGAGCACGTTCCCAGCGCTCCTAAATCGCACTGATTCCCAGGTATGGGAACAAAACGCACAATGAAAGGGGCACCCTCTCGAGGTAATCATCGTTGTTGCTCGTTCGTCGTCTATAAAGTATTTGTATTTTTCCAAATTAATCGCTTCTCGATCTGGAAACGGTAAAATATCTAAATCTTCAATTTCTGGTTCTTGGACTACTGGCAAAACATCGTTTCCGAAGCAAACTATTTTATACATTGCCCGTTCCCCCTCGCCTATTACAACTCCATCGAATCCATCGAAGAGTAATTTTTCGCCCATGCATGTCGCATGAGGTCCGCCTATAATAACTCTCTGATATCGATTTCTCGCTTTAATCTTCGTTAATATTCTCAAGGCTTCCTCATACTGTGGCGTTGTAGCAGATATTCCAATCCAATCCGCATTAATCGATGGAAACTTTTCTCCCCCAGATAGATCGATAACTTCAACTGAAACTTTATGCTTCTTCAAATAACTCGAAATGTAAAGCAGACCAAGTGGAGGCATCACCTGATCATCAATCAAAAATGGACTTGGTAAGTTTATCAAAACAACCTGTTTCAACTCACTCACTGCCCAAAGTTTTTATGATCTCCTCACTTCGAGCCATTTCACCCTTTTATTCAATACGGCTTCTTTTATTAATTCTTCTCGCTTACTCAAATTCGAACTTCCTGATTTAACTTCAACGAAGAGTATTTCCACAGGACCGCCCTTAGAACAATTCTTGAATATTACATAATCAACTGGTCCCCCAATAAAGCGAGCATCTCGCATATCTTCAGGAAATTTTAGCAAGGGCGCTTGTTGCTCGAAAATATGACCGCGAATAATAGGATTTGTTTCCGGTCCTGGAGTTGGTGGTTCCGAGCCCATAGGTCTCGAACACTCGATCGAGTATGAAGTAGGTTCTTCAGACAATAAATTAAAAAGCTTTGCTAATCCATACAAAATCAAGAAGCCAATTATCAAAATCCACATCGGAATCACTGAACTCTTTTTCGCTTTTCTCTATTTAAATTTTCGCCTATTTCCATGTACTCACTTGGAAAGTAATGGTTAAGCATCTTTCCCTTTCCCTCTGCCCAACACCGAATATTATTATTATTACTTAAGGCTCGGCGGACTATGTGATTTTTCTCGAATATTTGATTAATCTCGAATAATTTGTTTTCTCTGCATGGATTAATCTCGAATGTTTAACAGCCCTCCAGCCCTCTATAGCTTATAGCTAATAGCTTATAGCTTAATCTCGATATTCTTGAAACTTATTCGAGTTATGAAATTTCTTGATTATTTCGAGTAATAAGCTCTAATAGTATAGTATAACATAGCTGAAGTGTTCTATACGGGATAAGTTACTATTGTTAAGTTATCGAATAAGGTTGAGGCACAAACAACATACAAAAGGCATAATTTGCTCTTATTCTCGAAAAAGGTTTTCACAAAAAGACAAAAACAAAAAATAAAGGGATGTTAAAGGGTTTAAAGCGTTTGTTGTTATTCGTGCCTTGCCCATAATTCCTTTTTGGTTGTTTGTCAAGGATAAACCAAATTATATAATATTCGATATAAAATATTTGTTTCATATATTATAGCATGTTATAAAGGCTTAAATAATATTCCTTTTTTATATATTTCCGACACCCAAACGGTTTGGATAAGCACACCGTGCCTATTGCACGTATGTGCAAAAACCAACAAACCGTTAAGTGCGCTCGTGGCGACACGACGCACGACGGGATACACCGTACCGACGGACGCACGTTATGGTTTATCGTGCGTCGTAATGCGGGCGGACGGTGTAGAAACGAGCGCTGAATCTTAAGGCGTAACGAATCTCGCCTTAAGGATAAAGCGTAGCGGGCGAGGGGAGGGCGGGGAACGGACAAGTGAGAACGCTAACAACGAGCTTCTCCAGACCGTCCAGCGTGAGCTAAAATGCCATATTGGGCGAGATGTCGAAAGTGTAACCAGAGATTTATAGGGCTGACACTTGAACGGATTGAGCAACAGCTAATCGAGCATTTCAGGAATTCTCATAAAGTCTTGTTCGAAAAAACAGAAGATTTTCAAATTATCGAAAAACAAGCGTTTATCAGGAAAATTCGCAGAGAAGACTACGAACTTTACAAAGAAGCTTTTGAGCATTCAGAATATTGGAAAGCCGTTAGGCTCCAACCGATTCTTTAAAAGCCCATATTTTTTATATGCCACGAGGCTGGACGGGGAGTTAAAGCTCTTCTGTAAACCGAAGCTCCCTATCGAAAGGGATTAAAAATGTCCGACACTGATTTAACTCCAGCGGAAAGGCTCTACTACTATCGATTGGGCTTAAGCTTCGGGCGTAAAGAGATAAACAGCGAGAAGAACAAGGCAACCAAAGCTCTTGTTCAGGCAAAAAGTGCGGTGTCTGGTCAGCTAAACAAGTTTTTTGTTCAGCTGATTCAGAAAGGCGACACTTCAGTAATCCCGCATCTCCAAAGAGCCCATAAGGAGCTCGAAGAGCTACAAGCTCAACTCAAAGAAGCAAGAGCTCCTTATAACGAGAAGGCTCGTCCATTAAGCAAAGCGATTCGCTTCGTGGACGAGGAAGCAAAGGAGATGCTGGAAGAAAAAGCAGGAACGCCAATCAAACCAATCAAACGAGTACCAAGCGAAATCAAGGCAATTGTCGCTCGGCGTTCTGTCAAGAAGGAAAAGCCCAAGAAGAAATCTAAATAAATCTCAAATTCCCCTTTCTTTTTCTGTTGAGGCGAGGTTCTCGAGGAGTCAAATCCTCCCTCGCAAGAAGGAGCTTCGGGCAGAAAAGAGCTTTCGCAGAAATCCCGTGCTCTGAGCCAAAAAGATTAACTATGAGAAGGAGTTTGCGAGGGTGTAAGGTTCAGCTCGTAAATCGTCCTTCTCGAATTTTTGAGTGGGAATGAGGCGGGACTGCAGTGAAAGGAGAAGCTCATCGCCGAACCCTCGGGAGTGCAGGCGGCAACTCCAGCTCCGACTGCGAGTTGGAAGGCGTCCTCCACCTTATGCCAAGCGAATCAGAGGCATAGAGCCGACCTGGCCTCGAGGGCGGGCAACAAGGCGAGAGTAGCGGGTGACCGCTCGGGCGAGTGCCGGCTCTTCTCCATAACTGAAAGGAGAGAGTTGTCGAACACCTCCAGTAAGACGAAGCAGCTCGAGCTAAAGTGCTCGGGTTGTGAGGCACCCAGCTCCAAGCTTTCCTCGAGATATGAAGCTCGAAGGGCATCGCATAAGGCGAACAGTGAAAAGCCTTGTAGGGCAGACTCGAAGCGAGTTCCTCCCTGCGTGGAGCGGTCAGCTGAAAAGCTGGCTCGGTAAGGGAAAGCCCTTTCCCGCCTTGTCCCGTGAAAATAATTGGAGGTTCAAATTTGCGAAGGTTCAAGCTCGGAAAAAGAATGATTCTTGGGAGTAACGGTTATCATACCCTCTACTTCTTACTCGAAAAACAATTCGAGGCAAACGGCAAATGGAAGGGCAAATGGATTTTAGCTACTGATTCGAAAGGAAAACCTTTAGTCTATTATCTCGCATAAGCTCTTTTTGGAGGCTATCAGTTGATTTCAACCCAAATGATTTTCTGGAGCTTCTCGATAGTCATCGTGCTTTCTTCAGCACTGATTCTTATCGAAGCTAAAATCTCTTCGAGGAGGAAAAACTTTTGAGTTCCCAAGAGCTTTCCAAACAATTCGCAAAAATAATCAATTCGTTCTGGTTCAAGGCTCTCATTTTGATAATCGGAGGTCGCAGAAATGATTACCAACGATACAGAAAATATAACTCTTGATGAGGTTCTAATGATACTTAAAGTACTCGAGGCAAAGGATGTTTCTTTCGAGGTTCGAAGACATAAAGTCTTCATCAGCTTCGAAATCGAGCAAATACCTTATCGCAGAATTAAGTAATTTTCCATTTTTATTTGGAGGATTTATCTTGGGAGTGGACATTGTTGGCATTAACCCGAAGAACAAAGACGGAGAATTTTTCTCGCTAAACTGGTGGTATTGGACACCAATATGGGGTTTAGTTTACATTCTTTGCCATGATTTTCTAAAAGAGGAAATGGAAATCGAAATCGAGGATGAAGATGGAAATAAAGAAACTCGAAAATATTACAAGTTTCAAGTTGGTCTTTATAACGATGGGTTTTTAATCGAGCAAGAAGACGCCGAAAAGATAGGTCGAAGGGTTCTTGAATTTCTCCACGGAAAAGATGATGTCGAGGCAATTTTCAATGCCCTAACTTGCAAATTCGAAAAGAAGAAAAAGGAGATAGAAGAGTTTTTGCCGCCCGGTTATCACCTCGACAGAAAGCTTGTGGAAAAATGGGCTAACTTCTGCCTTAATTGTGGTGGCTTTCGAGTTTACTAATTCTAATTTTGGAGGATTAATATGAATAATTCAATTGAAGCAAAGCGGTTGGCTCATGCAATAAAGGGAGATAAGAGGATAATCTGTCCTCATTGTGGCTCTATTCTCGATGATATTATTTATCAAGGACATTCAACTTGTAAGGTTCTTGGCAGATTTCATTTTCGCCGTGACGGATTCTATCATAAGGGTTGCGACGATGAGCATTTCATAATGAGCTATGATTTTGATAAATTCATTTGTCCAAATTGTCTCGAACCTTTAGATGATGATAAAATTTCGAAGCGATTAGTTGATTAATAGTTTTGGAGGCTTACGATTTGCTCAGTGGTGTTCTATTCAAGGGCTTCACAATTCGAACTCCAACTATTCAGTTGAAAATCCCCAAAAACACTCGAGTGTTCTTCGATAGACGAGACCCAATAATCTCTTTCGAGGCGTGCGAGGATATCAAGCTGTTTCGAGTAGCTAATCAGTGGTTTGCTTCAGCTTGGGGTTCAGTCTTTGCGGTTTTGTTTGACCAGACAAGACCTCCATATCCAATCAGCTTCTACAAATAAACTCCCCTATTTTTTATATTTGGAGGATTAAAATGGACAAATATGACTTATTAGCCTCGGCGATAGCCGTACTCATTGTTCTTGGAATTCTTGTTGGTGTAGTTTATGGTGGTTCATATTTATACGCTCTAACTTTTGCTGGGCAAACATATGAAGTTACAGTGACGGTTCAAGCTATCGAGCATAGCACACGCTTCGGTCAACACACAAATGTTTGGGCTCGAGTCTATGGAGACCAAGATGTGAGCTATCGGCTTATTGGCTTCGTGAATTTGGAAGTAGGCAAAACATATAAAATAACTTTCATTAATCAGCCATGGTTTACAATTCTTGGCTTTGAAATTCGAGGATATGTCTTATCTATCGAAGAAGTAAATGCAACTTCCTCTTAATTCATTTTTGGAGGATTTCCATGATTGTTTATCATGTCACTTCATTCAAAAAGCTTATGCGATATTATCGACAAGGGTGCATTCTTCCTCCTGTTCGCGCTTGGACAGATATTTACGAAGCAATTCGATTCTCGATACAAACTGGACGACCGATAATTATTAGACTTAAATTTCCGGATGACGCGCAACGGCTTATTGGGCATAATGGCAAAGCAGTTATTTCGAATTCTCCGATTCAAATTGAAAATTTATTGGGCAAGCCAAAATGAGCTTTTGGAGGATTAAACTTCATGGCGATGATTACGCTATGGTATCGTGGATTCGCTGGGCCGCATGTTCTAATTAAAGACAACGGAAAATGGATATATTTTGGGATGCATCATTCGATTAGACGCATGTTATTTTATAGACTTCTCTTTCAATCAGAATACAAAATTATTCAATTACATGCTTATGGCGGAATAACCTTGCGTATCGAAGATAAATTTGTGAAAACTATGAAAATTCTTGGTGATACTCTTGACCTTCGAAACAAGAAGCAAAAGCATTTAGTCATGGAATTCGTAATGGGGATTATTTCTCTCGATGAATTCATGAAACGCTTCGAAGTTTTTATGATAGCTAATTCGCTTGGATAATTTTGGAGGACTTGACATGCAGGAAGTTCTCGTAGGTAAAAAGCCGACATGGGTTTACGTTTTGGCATGCGTAAACGCTTTCAACGAGGAACCAGAAGTAGTCATTAAGGCTAGAGGACGTGCAATCAGTCATGCCGTTGATGTTGCACAAGTAGCCGCTCGGACGCTTTCAGCTTCGGTTCAAAGCGTTCAAATTGGCACAGAGGAACTCGAAAACGAAGGAAAAGTAACTCGGGTCTCAACAATCGAAATTCAGCTCACCAAGTGAGCAAATTATTTTTTGGAGGTTTGCTTTCTTTGGAAGCACGTTTTTACTGGATTCGCACAAATGATATGATTCAAATAATCAAAATTTGGGCTGACCCAGTTTATATGAAAAGGGTCTGGCGCGAATTCAGAAAGCGTAAACCACGAGACGGACTCAAGGAGTTTCTTAGTTTCCTCGAAATGAAGGGCATTAAACATGAGCTCGTCCAGAAGTATGAAGAGGAAGTTTCTGGTTGAAAATAAACTTACAAAGAAAAAATTCATCGTTGAGCTTATGGCTCCAATAGATGATGTACCACGGATTTCTTGTACTTGTGGTCGAAATAAAGTTCCTCGTCCTTGCATTCATGCGGTAGTCGTTTTAGACTCACTTGGTTATTCAATTACTTTAATATCTTTCGCGGTTAAAGACCTTTTTCGCATTATCGAAATTAATCCGGATATTCCGAATGATATAGCCTTAATTTCTTTCGCTTTAAAGGGTGATGAATAATGGGACGATGGAAAAGGAAATTTGTTGTTACTGATAAACTTTCGAGGAAAAAATACATTGTGAGCTTAACTCGAAACGATGAGTGGCAGTGCGACTGTAAATACTGGATTTTCAGAAGGAAGACATGCAAGCATATTCTGCAAGTGTGGTTCAAGTTCAACATTAATCTCGGCAAAATCGATGAGCTTGATGATATTTCTTATGTCGAATCATTAAGCAGTCTGTTTAATGTTGAGGAAATCGACCCAGAGCTTACCGGCACAATAATCCGTCTTGCTGATTCTATGGGGCGTGGATAATAATGTCCGAGAAAAAATATTGCCGATTAGGTCCTTGCAGACATGGAAAGGTATATTGTTGTTATTTTTGCGAAAAGTTCAAAACATGTATACGGTCACCCATGTGCGTTTTCTATCGTGACCCTTGCCCATACAGATGTTCTCTTGAGGAGCTTATTGCTGAACAATTAACTTCTTAATTTTTGGAGGAGGTATTTAATACTTATTACAAGTGATAATCATGCGAAAATTCTTGGTTAAAGACAAAAGGAATAATCTTTTCTTGGTTAAGTTTTCTGACGAATCGCTGACTTGTACTTGTCAAATCGATGATATTTTCTGCCCACATGCATTAGCAGTTCTTTGTTATACCGGGGAAATAAATCCAGAATTTTTCCACGACTCGGTAATTGGAAAATACTTACTCAGTTTGCAAAAGGCTTTCAAAGTTATCGAGTTTGATGAGCAAATTTCTGACGAAATAATCTTAATTACTGAAAGGTTGCGTCGCAAATGACTAGAAAATATTGCCTTCAGGAGTGCGAAATTAAATCTGGTTTAGACAAATTCATTTGTTGCAGGTTCTGTCCAGATCTTTCTTCATGTCCATCTGTTTGCACTCTAGTCAAAATAGGCTCCTCTCTAGTTGATTTTTGGAAGTCTTGTGGTAAACGAGTTTCTCTCGAGGAAATCTTGGCTAATTGCTTGACATCTTAAGTTTTGGAGGGAAAAAATGTCTCGTGAAGATTTGTTTCTAATTCTAATAGTCATAATAGTACTCATCGTTCCAGCAATTCCAGTATGGTTGCTATGGCAATTCCTTCAACCAATCGGCTTCTGGCAAAATTTAGTTTCACTTGTCTTTTGTATTGGACTTTACATTTTCATACTTTCTATTCTAGCGGCATTCATAGCCGGATTGGACTAACTTAACATTCTTTCTATTTTGGAGGTTTTCATGATAATTCAACATCTTCGGGAAATTAAACCAAAACTCGTTTTCATACTCGAAACTGCAGAAAAGGTTAACACTCGCTTACTTGAAAACATGATTTATTCGCGAACTAAATTTGCGTTTGAATCACTTAAACCGCTTCGCAGAAAATATACAGTAACTCAAATTGAGCTCGATGAAGGTTGGCGTCCTACTCGTCTGGCAATTGGTACTTGGTTCCGAGCTAAGACCAGCTGGTATACTTATGGAAGAAATCTTTACACCGATTTCATCGAATTTATCATCAAGTACGGAGACCAGATTCTTCCACATCTTCGCAAAAGCATTATGGAAGACTTCGATAAGTTAGTGAAGCTTACAAAGCAGATAAAACGACCATCTGATAATGAAGTAATTTATAAACTACCAGAAGTAAAGAAGGTTTTCGATTATTCTCTTTCTCGTTCATTCAGACTAACTCCTCTCGAAGTTTCTGCAATTAAACTCGAAACAAATACACCATCAAGAATAGAGATTTATTCCAATCGAAGCTTCTCGAAAAGCTTTCATATTAACTATTACAGCGATATTCATTTTGCTTCTCAGTTTATCGATGAGTTAGTTGAGCTTTTCAAATTAGCTGACCAGCAAGTAAAAGATATTCGCGAGCATAATAACGCAATAATCCAACAAATGGAAGATGTGGTTGCGCCGTATCGATTGAGTAAAGCCTTGAAGTAACTCTCGAATTTTTGGAGGATTAACATGAGGATTTCCGAGCTTCGGAATTATATAGTCAGAAGATATTTCAGTGAAGTAGCAAGGCGACGAGCTTTGCTCGTACTAGGTGCGCCAGGAATCGGGAAATCAATTTCGGTTTATGAAGCCGCGGAACAAATCGCACAAAAACTCGGCAAGAAGTTCATATGCATGCGATTGCGTTGGAAACAAGGCAAGTTCGTGATTTCTCACGATGGAGAAAAAGAGTTCTTCGAAATATTGAACGCGCCAGATAATTACTTCGTGCTAACTGATATCCGCTTATCAACAATTGCCCCAGAGGATTTGATAGGCATTCCCAGAAGCCATAATCATACTTCATTCTACGAGCCACAGGAGGGTTTAAATCCCATGAGGCTATATTTCCTATTATGAACCGACTAGATAAGTTCAAAGTAAACAAAATCAAGGAGTTCTTAATTACTTCGAATTTAACTTATAAACAAATTGCAGAGATTATAGGATGTTCTTCCGCTTGTGTAAGGATGACAGCAATTAGACTTGGCTTGATTAAGCCGAAGACGAGAAGACCGTTTATTAAAAATTTCGAGTTACCAGACAAAGATTCCTTAATTTATTTTGCGGGTATGCTTGATGCTGATGGCAATATCAAATTCGATAAATGGAAGGGACGGGATTATCAAAGGCGAATAGGCGTGCGAGTTGCAAATACCTCGAAAGAGTTAGCTGAATGGCTGAAGAAGAAATTTGGATCTAATTATTACGCCTCAAAGCCTTATTCTTTCCATCAAGAAATAGTTTATCATTGGCAAACTTATGATCGGTTCAAGGCTTACATCATTCTAAAATCGGTTTTGCCATATCTAATCGTAAAGCGAAAGCAAGCGGAAAAAGTAATAAGATTTCTTGAAGAAAAGTATCCTATCCTAGTCGAGTATTATAATAGAAAATTTGGCTGAGGTTTAGCCTTCCGGCGAATCGCTTGGGCTGTGTTGCATTCATGCACTTCTGGAATACTATTCGCGGACGAATTCACACAAATTAATAGGCCCGATGTCGAAGCTGCTAGCTATCCAGTAATTCTTGACCATCTAGCGGGCTTTGTTCAATTCAGTTCTGGAACTATGGTTATCGCAGCGGGCAATGCCCCTGAACATTCCAGCATTGCACATTTAATTTCTGCCCCGTTAGCCTCGCGATTTAAAATCATTCGCATCCAACCACCAACAGTAAAGGTTATAAGTTACCGCCCACTACTTTCTTATGGTTGAAATAGATGTCATGGAAACTCCGAGCGAAAAAATTTAAATCTAAACTTAATGAAGAGGAAGTAATTCGCCTTTATTTAGCTTGCCATAATGCCAAAGAGGTTGCGCGTCAACTTGGAGTCTCGAACACTACGATTTTATATATTCTTGAAAAGCATGGAATAACCCGCCATCGATTCAAACATCCAGTGATGAGGAATAATATTCCAGAAAAAGATTTAATTTACTTTGCAGGTTTATTCGATGGCGAGGGTTCGTTAGTAACTCAACGACGGAAACGTTGGAAAAAAGAAACTTTAGAAGTCAGACTCTCTGTTTATAATACATCAAAAGATATCATGTCTTGGCTAGTAAGTAGATTTGGTGGCGGAATAACAATTTCCGATCCAAAGGGCAAGCAAATAGCGGGATATACCTCCAAAAAGAATGTTTATGCTTGGGCGAAATACCCTCTTCTTGAAGTAGGCAAAATCTTGAAGCTAATTCTTCCTTATCTGGTTATTAAACGCGATAAAGTTTCCATGGTCATAAATGAAATAGAAGAATATGTGGGCTTTTCCTTATAACCGCTGAGATGACTGGCGGAAGTGGATGGATGAGAAATATGGCGATGCTTGGGACAAGCGAACATATGCTTTCCTACAGGTTTATAAGTGAGTTTTCCCTCTTTTATTATTGTGGCAATAATGAAGTTATCTGAGGACACCCGAAAAGCAATAGTTTCCGATTACATCAATGGAATTAAATGGAAAAAGATTCTTTCTAAATATGGTATCGGTCATTCTACTCTTTCGCGAATTTTGAAAACTCTACCAAATGAAATGAGAAGAAGTCCGAAACTTTCCAAAGAGAAAAGATCAGAAATTTCGAGGCGTAATCAATCGATCCTTAGACTTTATAGAAAGGGTCTTTCGTTAGAGGAAATCGCTAAAAGATCTGGTTGCGCGGTTACAACTGTAATTCGCGTATTAAAGAAGTTTGAGGATCAAATTAAAAGGCGAAGAAAAAAATTCTCAGATGCCGAAAAAGAGCAAGCTAGAAAACTATATTCAAAAGGATTCACGATAAGACAAATTACTAAATTTCTTCATCGCGATCGAAAGATAATTTCTGAATATTTGGAAAGTATTGGACTAAAGACTAGAAAACCGAAACTATTCGAACAAACAATCAAAATTCCGCCCAAAGATGATCTCCTCTATATTGCTGGTCTTTTTGATGGAGAAGGTTATTGTCATTTCGACAAAATAAAGGGCTATCAACACCATTTAGGAATTGCAAATAAAAATAAGGAAATCATGCTTTGGCTGAAAGATAAGGTCGGCGGATTCATTTATGGTTCTAAACATGGAAAATATGGCATTTGTTGGAACTGGCGAATTCAACGTATGACCGATATTATAATTTTTCTTGAGTCGATAATTCCATTTCTTAAAATCAAAAAGGGTGTTGCTCTCAAACTTTTGAATGAATGCCAAAAAAGAAGGGAAAACCATTTATAGCCGGGAAATAGCATTTCAGGACGAAAATTATCTAATGATGCCACCGAGAAGACGCGAGACACTTGACCCATATCCCGTGCCGAGAGAAGTTATAAGCTTCCGGCATAACATGGTCTTGGCTCGCTCTCGAATTGAAAGAAGGCTTTGATTCACCAGATGATATAAAAGGATATGTTGGGCAAGAAGTTGGAGCCAAATTTCAAGCGTTCATGAAAACTCAAGTCAACATAAACGAATTAATCAAGAAACCAGAAAGCTTTCGTAACTTGGCGTTCGATGCTCAATACATGAGTGCGATTATGCTCGCGAGTTGGCTCAGCAAAGCGAAGGATATGAAGAAAGCTTTTCCGCTCATCGATGTAATGTCTTCCATGCGAACTGAATTTCTGGTCATAACTTGCACTTCGATGAAAAGACAGAAATTAATAAAACTTCTTCAACAGTTGATACTCCACCAACCTCATTATCGCAAAACACTCAGCAAAATAGCGATTGGATTAAAAGATGCGATTGCAGCTTAATCCTTAATTTTTTGGAGGATTCGTTTTTGGATTTATTCGAGCGAATTAAAAAGGATTATGATGAGTTTAGCTCAGCCTTAACAGTCGTGGCTCCATTCATCTCAAGCTTACTTCGCCGGGTTCGCATAATCTTAAGCGAAGATGTGCCTACTGCTGGAGTAACTCGAAACGATATCATGGCAATTAATCCCAAATTCTGGGCTAATCTGCAATCTGATGCTAAAGCATGGCTTCTCGCACATGAGACAATGCATATTGCTTTCCGAGATGCCAAACGAGCAGGTCATCGAAATCATTTCATGTGGAATCTTGTGACAGATCGCATTATGTCGCCAAAAGGAAAGGCTTATTAGGGAATTTATGTAATAATTTCTTGATATAAGATGAAATCAAAGCGGGTTTTCTGGACTCCCGAGCGGGAGAAATTCGTTCTTGAAAATTATCGAGTAATGAAATTAGATGATATTGCAAAACAATTAGGTTGTCGTTGGACAACTTTGAAAGGTTTCCTTGATAGAAAAGGTTTAAGCGGAAGATTGACAATGGAAGACATTTGGAAAAAACGGTGGATCGACAAGGAAAAACTCTTTTCAGAAACCGAAAGAGCTTATTTAGCTGGACTAATAGATGGAGATGGAACGATTTCCATCACCTTTAGTAATGTCAATGGCAAGCGATACCCTCATCCTGTAATTAGAATAACACAAAGTAGCCTTTTTGGAAAAGAAATCTCAAGAAAATTTGGTTTCAAAATCAGAAAAATAAGAAGAAAGCGTGGCAAAGGAGTAGATCTATATTTAAACTTTGAATGTGTCAGTTGGTTTCGCTCAAAATCAATTTTAGAACAAATAATTCCTTTTCTTATAATCAAAAAACCTCAAGCCCTTCTAGTTTACCGTTTGATTCAAATTCGAGGCAAACAGCGTCTTAGAAATTTGACATGGGAAACCGATGAAATTAAATGGATTTTCTGGGCTCTTAAGGAACTGCATAAACAGGGGCAAGAACGAAATCCAGAATTCCAATTTAGTTTAGGAAAAGAAATAATAAGAAAATATGGCGATATATGCGAGTCAAAACTCTTTAAACAACGATATGATTGATGATTTCTTGCGAACGCCATATCAGCTCAGCGGACTGACTTGGACAATTCGTCGGTTTTTCAATGCGTTCTATGATTTCTTCAAAAAGTTTCAGTATAACGAAGAGGATTTAGCTAAAATGAGCAAAGAGGAAATTTACGATTTAATCCCAAAAATTTCTATGCCTTCAGGCGGAGCTCCAAAATGCCCGGCTTGTGGCAGCAAACAAATTCGAATCAAGAAGTTTTCAGTTAAATACGGCGAAGCTAAATTCAAATGTGATTCTTGTGGTCATGAGTGGACTTCACAAGTTCAGTTCGAAAAAGGTTCTGGTGGACAAGGGATTGAAATTCCAATCGATGAAATTGAAGATGGATTAACTCATGACCTCAAAGGCGATGATAACCTCGAAGGCAAAGTCTTGCAGGAAGGCGACCCCGAAATTTACAATCAAGAAAACTCCGAAGACGACCTCGAGCAGAAATGGCGAGACCGGGTTATTCGAGCTTATTCCACGCAGAAGTTAGCGGGTACTGTTCCAGCTGGACTTAAACGAGTTATTGACCGCATGCTACACTCGAAAGTAAGCTGGGAAACAATTCTTCGACAAGCGATAATGACTGGGCTTGGGAAAACCGTTGTTTCAAGTTATCGGCGAGCATCTCGCAAGCATCCAGCGTTGCCAGGGATAATCAGGTATACAATTCCCAAGGTGTTCTTCTTGCCAGATATGAGTGGCTCGATGTCTGATACGGAAATCACGCAAGCTATGACAGAGCTTTATTCTATCGCGAGGAAATGTGAATTTACGGTTATCTGCTGGGATTCTTCGGCTTACGAAACAATTGAAGGGCGAACTCAACAAGACGTAATCGAGAAGGTAATTTCGCATATTCGTGGCGGCGGAGGTACTGAAGTCGCTCCGGTTCTACGTCGAGTTATTAATTTAATGCGTTCAAAGGACATTGTAGTGATTTTCTCGGATTTTTACATCTATGATTGGGATAACGAGGAAACTCAACAATTACTTTCAGATGTTGCTAGTAAGGCTTCTGTCGCGGTATTAGTTTCAACTGGTCAACGACCAGACCCAATGCCTCAAGGATGGGTTTACGTCAAAGTTGAAATCAATAACGAAAATTAACTCCTTCTTTTTGGAGGCAAATCAAATGTTTACTCGATATTGGCAATGCGATTTATGCAATCTCCCAGCATTCGCTGAAGCTTTTACTGAAAACAGCTGGTTTAGAGTTTGCATCTTTCATTTCATATTACTGAAGCTTCGCAGTAATTCATTTGGGTTCTATTTAGCTGACTGGTTATTCGACGTCCCGCTTCTTGGACGATTAGTTTCCAAACTCTCAGAAATTACGGAGCGTTGAAATAATTGGACGTTGAAGTTAAAATTTGGTGTGATAATTGCGGATATGAGATAAAAGATGCTGTTGTATGCGGTGAGTGTTTCAAAGACTTACAAAGACATTGCGAGGAGCTCGAAAGCGAACTCGAAGCCGCAGAAGACAGAATCGAGGAGCTGGAAGAAGAAAATAGAGAACTTTTTCGGTTTCGAGATTTGATACTCGAGCATCCAAAATTAGCTGATTTATGGGCTGAAATAGTTGCGGGGAAATTAACTTAAACTTACGTTTTGGAGGTTCTGTTTTTGGTTACTATCGATATAGATGAAATTCATTACAATGGTATTTCCTTTACAATCAACGACATTCCAATCTCTTTGAAATTTTACACATCAGCTTATGAAACAAGTTACGGATTAGTCATTCAAGGTTCTTGGATATTCTGCGGGTACCAAACTTCAATTCTTAAATTCCTCGAACTCATCGAATCCGGAAAGCTCATATATCTTGACATAGCAAAACTGATTTCACTCACTTCTATATACACTAATTCGACTTTATTCGCTCGTTTAATGAAAGATGGGACTAACTCAATAGTGAAAATCCTTCGAAGTGTTTATAATTCACTCTGCAGGCAAAGGCGTCCAACACTCCCTTCAGAAGATGTTCTAAACGGCATTCGCGAATACTTTAAGGATAATCCAGAAGTTCAGAAATACTGTGATAAGCTTTCATCTCTACAATATCAAGTTCTCGCGAAAAATTTAGGACGCTGAGCTTTTTGGAGGTTAAAGCATTTGGATGACTTCATCGAAATCTATTCTCAATTAGTAAAACTCATTAGGTTGATGAATAATTTTCTCGAAAGCTATCATCCAAAACCATTTCCGAATCATAACTTTAGAAGGTTGTCCTATAATAGCTGGGAAGTCGAAGGTATTAAGCTCACGATAGGAAATATTTTAAATATCTATGAAAACCTTTCGAGTTTAATTTACACATTCAAGCTCTTAATAGATGAAAAACAGAACGAGTTAGCCAATTTAAAAAATAAAGTCGAAGAACTCGAAAGTTTCTTCGCACCAATTATGATAACTCAAGGGTTGAAAGGCAATGAGCGAGGAGGAGATATTAGCAGCTAGACTAAAAGGCGAGCGTTCATATATCTATCAATTCCTTTGTGGCAGCAAATCCGGTCAAAATTTCTTGATGGAAATTTGGGCTCCAAAGAATAAAGTTCAAGATTTGCTTATGGAGTTTAGACGTAACATGGCTTTTGACTATGATAGTGATAAGTGGTATGATTTCTTACGTTCCAAAGGCATCTTAGCTCGCTTTATTGAAACCGATTACATGGCTTATTTCTAGACAATGTTTTGGAGGTTTTTCATGTCAGGTGTTTATTGTCACAAGTGCGGGCAGCGATTAGTTCTCATTGCTAGTGGAAAGTTTTCGCGAAACCAAGGTTTCTTCACGGAAAAACATGGAGTTAAAAAGAAAGTTTGGGACGAAACAGTGGATAATAGCATACTCAATACAGTAATGGTTCGTTTCTATGCCTGTATCCTCTGCAAGGAGCTTTTCGCGGTATATGGTTATTCTTCACAAATCTTTGAGTCTCTTGGGATTTTATCCGATTCTTTCGTTTCATCTTACCTTGCCAATAAACTAAAGGATGATTAAACATGGGCTATTATCAAGAAGTTTCGATAACCTTCGCGAAGAAGGGATTCGATCCTAATTCAATCTGGATTGCTTTAAATATGTCCTTTCCGAAACTTATCTCGTTCTTTGAGAATAATTTTGAATTCTCCATAATTCGAGGAAATGCCTCGTTAACTTTGGTTGTAGTGGGGAAATCGTTTTACGATGGCGATGGAATTTTCGAAGGTTTCGGGCTAAAAGACATTTCACAACAACTCGAATGCGACATCGAATTGAAATACTTTGGAGAAGAAAGCATGGACGGCGAACGTCTAATCTATGATAATGGCAAGCTTGTTAAACGTCAAATTCTTGGATGGGTCGATGCTTAAGTTTTGGAGGGAAGCTTTTGCATATGCTCATTGGTGTAATAACATATGCTTCGAATGAAGATGAAGCTTTTCGCAAGGCTAATAACGTAATTGAGGAATTAATCGAGCGAGATCATTTCGATTATGCGATACCATTTGATGATGAGTTCGCGATCAGTAGATGGGGTAAACTCCCAACAGTATGTCGTGCTGATTCGCCTGAAGGCAAAAAGTTGATTGAGCGACTTATGGATGCTACTTGGAAAGACTTTAAAAGCGCGATTTCTGAAATCCGTTCACTTCTTGAGAACTTTTCCGACGAAGAAATTTTCGAATTGGAACCAAACGAATTAAAGAAAATCTCCGCTGGTTTGACGAATGATGATAAGATGTTTCGAGGCTTACATTTAAACCAGTTTCTATTCCATGAGCTTTCTCGTTACGGTTGTTCACATTCCGTTTATCTATTCGATAACGATGGATTTGAAATAACCAATCGAACATATCTTGAAAAGGTATTATCTAGATTTTCTCGCGTACTAGAAAAAACAAATATGAATGACATATATGAAGGTCTCGATGTTTTCATAACTCCTTTCAATGCTCATTATTAGGGTGATTCTATGCGCAAACGCTCACTCGCAAGACATCTTGAAAAACTTATCGAGAAAAAACCATATGATGATTACATCTGCATAGATAAGCGGATTTTGTGGCAAGTAATCGACGCACTTCGCGAAAGTTAATTTTGGAGGATTAGATTAATGAGTAACAAGTTCTGGAGCCATTTAGTAGCTTTCGGTTCGGGAACAAGTTTAAATGCTTTCTTTACTGCTGAAAACGCGGCAGACGCTTTCTTCTTCCTAGTTCTGTTCATTGTAAATCTATGGCTTGCTTATCGATTTTCTAAAGACAATTGTTTTGGAGGTTTTCATTTGGTTGATGTTCCGATTCTTCTGCGAATTAACTCTTTGGTTGCAATGGGAAAGTGTAGGCGATGTGGAGCTCGCGTTCCAATCCAGTATCTTTCGAATGGACTTTGCCGAGCTTGCAGAAAGGATTTAGAGCTGATAAAAAATGGGGAAGGATAGAATAACTCTCGAGTTCATATATGATGGATATTATGCATATGTGGATACAGCCTTCGTGGGCAGGGTGAATGGTCTTCCAGTTGGTATTCAACAAAGCAATACATCTTATCGCGATCTCGTCGCCAAATATTTTTTATTCCATAACAAGAAAGTAGAAGTCGATGATGCGGGCTTGTTTTCCACGCAACTCTCGGATAATGATAAGAGATTTTTAGAAGTTGCGAGCCAATTTTCAGCTCAACGATTTAGCGTTTGGCGCAAAGCTTACAATATGATATTTGTTGAACATAAAAGCCGGAAAGACGTTTTGGAGTTTCTTGAGCTCGAAGCTTTATCCGAGGCCTTATCTAGTTGAGGTGGTGATAATCTTGGAAGTTGTATTTCGAATTATAACTCGAAACTTTGTGAAACATGGTCGAATCTTCGAAAATACATATCTCGTTGTCAAAGGACATGAATTTGTTCCATCTGTTGGATCATGTTTATGGCGAACACTTTCCAGTTTCGGGATAAGTACTTACAAAGCTGAAGCGGTGAAATTATTTCTTTTCGGTCGTAGAAATGTTAATTTAAAGAAGACTTATAATTTCGAAGCGCAAGAAGATATCGAATTTCTTAAGTTCTTGGAGCTCATTCCTTCTTCGAAATATCGTGTCTGGTTTAAAGTTAAAAGTATGCTCTTAGACGGCGAAACAAAGCAAAGTGTCTTAAATCTATTATCAGCTCATGCGATTTCTGATTCTCTCTTGAAGTAACTCGAGTTTTGGAGGGTAAATTTTGGGCGATCGCGGACAAGTTAAAATTATTGATTCTTGGGATGAGACAAAAGCTGTTTACCTTTACACTCACTGGGGCGCGACTTATTTAATAGAAGATGTCCATCGCGCTTTAAGTAGACGAGCGCGTTGGGACGATTCATGTTATTTAGCCCGGATAATCTTTTGCGAAATGCTTCACGGTGACCTCGATGGCGAGACTGGATATGGGATTTGTACCAATCAACATGGTGATATTTGGCGTCTCATCGAGGTGGACTGCAAAAACCAACGGATTCGAGTAATCGATCTTGGCGAAGTGATTCTCGATTGTTCTTTCGCGGAGTTTGTTGAATCTAGTCTAGAGCTTCTAGATATTGCTCGTTCTCTTGGCAAATAATCCCTTTATTTTGGAGGAAATATCTTGGGCATTTTGGTTTGCTATTACTCTAATCATGAAGATGAAACAGTTCGCTTCGAAAATCATGAGGGTTTTTGCACTATAGACTTTTCCAGCGAGTCTGGGAAAATAGTTCTATTCTTTCCTAACGCAAAGGTTCTGTTTCAAGTTCTTAGCGATCTTCTAGAACAAGTTGAACCACATGCTATAGCGGAGGGTTTTAAAAATGATCAGGATGATATTTGATTTCCTGAAGTTCTGCCTTCGCGACATAACCTCGAAATTAACTCGAGAAAGCATAATAATTTCTTCGCTTATTATTCATTTCATTTGCTTTACTATTTCGCTGTATGTACTGATTGATCATCTCATTGGCTTAATTAGCTTATCGTTCAGTGAGTATCTAGCTTGTCTCATTCTATCAATTTCATTCCTTATCTGGCCATCATTCGCACTCTTTAAGTATTTCCACTCCAAATGGCGCGAGTATAATAAGATGATAGAAGAAATTGCTGATTCGCTGAAAAGAAGTGGAATCCGTCCCAATAAGGCTTGGTCGGCGGGTAGGCGAACAATGATGACTTCAATAAGAAGAAAGAGAAGTCATCGATAAATCTTTATTTTTGGAGGGAAAGTTTTGCCACGAGCTCAGCGAATAATAATAGGCAAGCGACCAGACTATGTAAGCGTTTCAATTCGCAGATTTAGTAATGGTAGATACTCTGGTTCGAGATCGTTTACCGTATATACTGCAGACTTCGAAAAAGTTATCGAGGAAGTCGTCGAGGCGCTACGAAAATGTTGCGCCTAACCACTCCATTTTTGGAGGCTTTGCTTTGTCGCTTTTCTTAGGACGTGGTAATCTAAAACTGAGTAAGGAAATCTTAACTTGGTCTTTGCCAACAAAGCTTACCTGTATTGGCGCGGGCCGATGCGCTTCAATTTGTTATGCGAAGAAGGCTGAACGATTATACCCGGGAGTTTTGGCTTCACGTTTGCGCAATTATAAGCTTTCCCTTCGCGAGGACTTTCCAGAGCTTATGGTGAATAAAATTAAGAAGATGAAGGGACGTTACATTAGGGTGCATGTTTCTGGTGATTTCTATAATCAGTCTTATCTCGATAAATGGGTTTCTATATCACGTCAGCTTCCAGAAGTAACTTTTCTTGCATACACTAAAGCGCATATTCTCGATTTCTCGAATTTACCGTCAAATTTCATCTTGTTTCATTCAACTTGGAGTAAGTGGGATAATTTAATTCCAGAACAAGGAAATATTGCAACAATAATCGAAAAGGATGAAGTTCAAAAGTATCGAGACAATTGGTTCATTTGTTCGGTTAAGCTCAATCATTGCCTTGTAAATTGTAATTATTGTTTTATTCGAGGAGATGGGAAGCGTGTGGCTATGATCAAGCATTAAACTCCGTTTTGGAGGTGTTTTCGGTTGAAAGTTGCTGTATTTGTCGAGGGTGCTCTAGACAGATTATTCAAAGAAATTTTCGAAAACATAAGTAAGGTCACGGTTGATGAGGAGTCTAGACTTAAAATTTGGGAAGATGAAAAAATAGTCGCGATGTTCAATTCTTGGCTTTCCTGGCGAAAAATTGAATAAAGCTGGGATTAATATTGCCAGTTCTTCTAATCTTCATTACTTTATTTTTAGTCTTACTCGATTTCCGCAAACCTTACAAACTACCGGCTTCTGAAGCCTATCAACAACTTCGCCTTCGCAAAGTTTTGGAGGTTTATTCTTGTCACTCGAAGCTAAACGACTTGCAGATGCAATTAAAAATATTCCACCGTCAGAATATGGGCGCGGGCTAGTTATTTGCTTGGTCAAGTTTGCAATGCATTTTATGGACCCGACAGTTCTCAAAACATCGCTTTCGAATTCGAGGGAGTCTTCAAGGCTAATCGAAAGCTGGGCAAGCAGAGCATCTGATCATCTTTTGGAAATTGAAGTTCCAGAGCGTTTAAAAGGCTCAGAACTCGAAAGAAAAGTTAATGAGCTTAAGGATTTGGGAATAGGTATTGGCCACGGGCATCTTAACAAGCTGTGGACTTGGGATGATTTTAGACGGTTGATGAAGTTAACCTTCGAAATCGCTCTTCTAATTGATATGGAGCTTGGACTTAATCCAGATGAAGGGGAAGTGCAATAATTGGACGAAATTGAAATTGAGGAGCTAGCTGATGCACTGAAAGGAAAGAAAATCTATCTTAAGGCAACTGTTCGCGAACTCAGTGTTTCATTCGATCCAATGGAGACTAGACTTTCGATTGAAGCAACTATTCTTAATAGTGATTATATGAGACTAAATAAGCTTCCGTTGTCAGGTAATTTGAAAGTAATACTTAGGGAAGAATAGTTTATATACGAAAAATCTTTCCCTTATTTTGGAGGTTGTAAGTTGGAAGTTTATAAATATAAACGCGGAGAAGTAGTAGTTCGGATGACGAAGTCGGAATATACTGAAATTCGTAATTTCGCGCGCAAGCATGGTTCTCGAGTACACCTTGAAGATCATAAACCGAATCGATATTTCGTCCGGATGTCTCCTGCACTCCTGGAAGCTTTCAAAACAGATAGTGCAAATATAAGCGAATAATTCGCTATTCATTTTGGGGGAATAATCAGTGATCGATTTTGTGAACTTCATTGTTTCGTGCATTTGTTCATTCATACTCGGCATGGCAGCTCATAGCTTGCTTATGCATGAAAAGCGACGGCATGGTTGGAAGTTTCCATGGGATCACTTGGAGGAAGATTAATTTGAAATTTGTTAAACGCAGGCTTTCCATACTCGAAAGATTATTGTATTTAAAAGGCGCGATAAGCTGGCTTGCTCAAACTTACATTCCAAATTATAACCCGGACACTAAGCGATGGACGATAGAACATTTTGATTTTCGCGATCGATTTGGTTGCTTTCTTTCTGGTCTCGAAACGGCTATTCTCGGTTATGATTATCAGCTGGTTGATTTGGATGATCCGAATTAAAAGCTTGCTTATTCACTTTCAGCAAAAGTTTCTCGAGGCTTGGTTGCGCAAAGATATCGCGAAGCATGAAGAACTTTTCGAGGCATTAGCTAAGGAGGTTTCTCGATGAGTTTGAAAAACAAAGCGAAGTCTTACGAAGAAGTTTACGCGTTATGGAAAGAAGCATGGGCAAAAACTGTAGATGGAGTGCATAATCCGCTGTTGGACCAGAAGTGGGTTCGACTCGAGGATGCGCAGAAAGAAGTCCAGGAATTAAGAGATTATATTTCCGATTTAACAAGAAATGATGTTAAATACGCTGATGAATTAGAGGATTGTAAAAATCGTCTTGAAAAACTTCGGGGATATCTGGAGATGGTTTTATCCCACTTTAGGCAATTCAAGGACGCTCAAATTCTTGGAGTTTATGCGGAAGGTATAGAGGTTGAACTTGAAAAGGCTTTAAAAATTGCGTCCGCTGGGTCGGCAATTGCTCGGAAGGAGATGCGGGGCGCTGGAAGGGGACAGCAATTATCTCGGCAATCAAATAAATACCGCGCCTTCGAGCAGCCGTGAACCCGGAGAGGACTTAGCAAAATGAAAATGTTTGTTTGGAAAAATGTTTTGTGCGATTATACCTGCGGCGTAGCTGTCGTCCATGCAGAAAGCTATGAGGAGGCATTAAAATTTATTTATACAAAGGCGAAAACAGGGGAACTCGAATGGGAAACATTGGCTTGGGAAATCTGCGATTATAGTTGTCCGCTTAGAAGAAGCACTTTCGAGGAATTTGTTTCCGCGGTTAAGCGAAAACCCGAAGTCATAGACTCTGTCGGCGGGATTGCTATTTACGGAGGAGGTTAAAATAAAAGCTAATCGGAAAAGAAGAACTAGGCTCGAAGTTGCCAAAGCAATTTTCGAAGTCTTGTTTCAAGCCGAAGGAAAAAGTCCATAGTTTTGGAGGAAATATCGAATGAAAGGTTATTTAGTCATAGATGACATAACCCTAGATGAGGCGAAGGAAATAATGTCTAAATTAGGCAAACATGGGAGATGGATTAGCCAAGCAGATATGGCCAAGCTTGATACTGCCGCAGCATTCGCGATTACAACTCACGGATTTCCTAAAGTAAAACCAGAAGATGTTTTTGAGTTCTAGGTGTTCAATATGAAAGTCTTAGCTATAGCGCTTGACGCTGCGAGCTTTTCTGCTTTTCAACAATTTTCACGGTATATGCCAAATTTGGGGCAACTACGCTCAAAAGGTTTAAGCGGTATTTTGCGCACTGTTCCACCGCCAACAACCTCGATTGGTTTTCCCGCGATGTTTCAAGGTCTAAATCCGGGTAAATCGCGATCGTTTTGCTTCGATTCGACCGGGCAAGACTACCGCATGACGTTCTTTGATAAGGCTGATAAGCTTGTAGGCGATCGAGTATGGGATATCCTATCTCGAGAAGGATTTAAATGCCTCGTCTTTAATCTACCGATGACCTACCCAGCTAAACCAATCAATGGCGTGCAAATTGCAAGTTATGACGCGACAGGTGATAAATGGGCAAGCGATGAAGTGGTTAAAGGTGATTTAGCGAAATGGGGTTTTATACCATGGGAAAAAAATATCCGCGATTTCAATAACTTGCAAGACTATGCACGCTATTGGTTTGATCGGACTCAACTGATTAAATCGACTGCATTAAAGCTTCTTCGAGGAGATAATTATGACTTCGCGTTTATCGGATTTCTAATACTCGATCGGCTACAACATCAGTTGATGCATCTTAAACAAGGCGAACCTCTTTTACGCTGGGCTCATAAATTAATCGATGATGCGATAGGAGAATTAATTGAAGCGACTAAGCCGGAATATGTTGTTATAGCAAGTGATCATGGTATGCACCCCGTTTCTCGAGCTTTTAATTTAAATACAATGCTTCTCGAAAAGGGTTTCATTCAGCTTAAATCCAAAGCTAGGGAGCTTTTCTTCACATATCCAGTTTATCTCGACTTGGATTCAATTGATTTCACCCAAACGTATGCTTGGTCAGTTGGTCAAGGCGCGATAGTCATTAATGATGATCGGTTTCATAATAAGGTTACAAATTCTAGCGTTCATGATGCCTTATTCGATATTCTCAACTCAGAGCTCGATCCAGCAACTAATGCTTCGCCTTTCGAAGGTATTTTTAGGAAAGATGAAGTTTGGTCCGGCCCTTATCTGAAATACATGCCAGATATCCTCTGTCTTCCCAATTCTAAAGCTGGATATTTCGTTCATTGGGTTCGAATTGGTACGCGGCGTTATCAACAGTTTAATTACTCAGATCATGATATGAATGGTTTTTATTGCGTTTCGCCGGCTTCGAAAACTGGCGAACAAATAGCTAGCATATTGGACATCACGCCGACAATTTTGACTCTTATGGAGGTCAAGTTGCCAAATGGACTCGATGGGCGAACGATTAGCTAAGATAAGAACAGAACTTATGCAAGGACTCGTTTTGTTTTTTGTATCAGAAGAAGATCCGCGCCATATTCAAGAGTTAAGGAAATTTGTTCGAAAGCATATTCAAAACTCGAAGGATTTCAGACGGGAACTTCTAAAATTCTACAGTTTGCGTTCAAACTTTAAGTCATCTCCTGCTACCTGGGCAACGAAATATAACGAGCTTTTGGAATTATTCGAAAAGGACCTCGAAACGAAATCCTCTGAGGAAGTAGCTAATAAATTAAAAATAATAAATGAGGAGCTTGAACTCGCTCTAATTTCCGAGAATTTATCTGGAGATGAAAAATGAAGGAAAAAAGGATTTGTTCTCTATGCGGTAAGGAATTCTGGGTGCAAACGACTTCGACCAGAACTCACTGTCGCGAGTGTTTAAACAAAATACAAACTGCGCTACAGCGACGCAATCCTTATAAGAGGATTGTTTTTGGAGGCTAAACATCCAAAGCTTTTCTAACAGTTTTTCAATTTTACTAATATTAAGTTTAACGCCTGGCTTTCAGTATATCTTCGAAGCTTTTTGCTTTTCTTTTCTTTTTATGTCTTTCAAGTGCTCTCGAAAAAGCATCAAAAGCTTTTGTTATTCGAACTAGATGTTCCTCAGCTTCTTTCGATGGTTTCCCAGTTAATTCTTCTTTCCATAGCATTCGCGAATAATTCTGAATAGCTAGTTTAAGCACTTTTTCCCATACACTTAGTAAAGTTTCTTCGTCTTTTAATCTCGCGTTCTTAATTGGTAATGTTACTCCACAGATAGCATCTTTCTCGTAGTAAGGGCAGATATCTTTTATACTGCAATCATTACACTTAAATGAAAAAGCGCCTTTCAAACTGCGCTGCAAATGAATTCTTTGAATTTGCGCTGAGTGCGAATAGCAATAATCGGATCCGGGCATTACCGCATTTTTGCATCTTGTCCCGTCTTTCTTTATTGCCTTGCATCTCTTCTCTTCCGGTATTCTATCTCGAGGATTAACATTCATTTCTATAACTACCATCAATTATTTTCTAGTTTCTTATACAAATTGGTAATATTTAAATACTTTTCATCTTTAGTCTTGGAGGATGTAATTTGTCTCGAGTAATTAACTCACGGGTTTTAATTGCAAAGCAGACTTTTCACTATGAAAATTATGATAAAGTCAAAGAACAAACAACAAAGCTTTTTCAGACTTCAGATGGCATCTGGCATCAAATCTGGCATCAAGACGGCAAAACATTAATTCGCGATCTCGATTCACTTGAAGGCGCAGAAGTTTTGCCAGAGGTGGATAAAAGATGAGCTTACCACAAGTTATCATTCTAGCAGCTGGCGAAGCAAAACGACTTTTGCCACTTTCGAATGTTTTGCCAAAAATCTTAATTCCAGTTTATGGACGACCGCTTGGCGAGCACATAATGAAGCATATCGCGAAACATGGCGGGAAGCGAGTGCTCCTTTGCGTTAACGAAAAATACGCTGAGTTCATTAAATCCTTCTTTCGAGATGGGTCACAATACGGGCTGGAAATCTCATATTCTGTTTCACGTGGCTTGGGAACAGCTGGGGAAATATGGAATGCTTGCAAACAAAACTTAATCGAGGATGATTTCATGATTTACTATGGCGATATAATCACCGATTTAAATTTGTCGAAGTTCTGGCAAGCTCATAAGGAGACTAATTCTGATTTGACTATCGCGGTTTCGGATAATGTGCAGGTTCCATTTGGTGTAATTGCGACGAAGCCTTCCGGCTCTATTTCTATGCATGAAAAGCCAAAGCTTTCCGATTTCAAGTTCTGCCCAAATCATAATTATTTCGCAACTATTGGCATTCTAGCCGCGAATAATTCGACTCTTTACTTTTTCAGTCCACATCTTGACATCTTCTCGGATGTAATACCCCAGATTATTTCCATGCCCGAATATCAAGTCCAAGTATTCCCCGAACCCGTTGTTTGGTGGGACTGTGGTTCGTTTAAATCAATTCAAAAGGCGGAGGCGTGGTTACAATCGAGGTCGAGGGAGTAGTAACGGAAATTAAATCTATCATCAAAACTCTTGACAAAACATCAAACAATATCAACGAAATTTTTCACTGGTTCACTAAGTTTCGAGCCTTCATGAAAAAGGAGTTTAAAAGAACTCCCGGTCACGTTTTCTTCATTCGTGTCCCAGTAACTGACTGGCTTGAAGTGCAGATTTCTTGGACTTCGCCTTACTTTATACTCTGGTGGACTGAAAACAAAATTCCCCAAGCTCCAAAGATTTGGGATTTTCTTAATCGTAAAGAAAACTTTAAGGATTTCTACAAGATAAAGTCGTTCATAGAGCATTTCGATGATTTTTTGATTAACTTGAAGAAAACTCGCGAAGAAGTGGAAGCAGAAAGTTCTGAAATAGCCGAAGTCTTGGAAAATATTGGCAAAACACTTGGACCGCTTCTTATCGCCGATTCTATGACAAGCTAAATTTTGGAGGCGGATTAATTGGATGAAGAAAAGATTAAATATATTCGTCGAATAGTGAAAAACCAGCTTCTACTTACTTTTTATTCGATAGGAACTGATGTTAAGGAGATTAAAGATTTAGTCGACTCAATGATGCAAGCTTTTGATGATTATTTCGAAACTGATAATCCATACTTCGCGGGAGGCACTGATTGATGAATATTCGTGAAAAGGCGAGTGAGTTGCTGCATGAAGTAATCAAAGCGGAACGAACAGCCTCAAATAAGGAATATGCGAAGTTGCATAGCCTGCGTCACGCACTCGAAGTATTTCTTGAAGTTCCAAAAGATCGAATTTTTGTGAATATGCCAGCTCCGAAATCGAATAAGTGGATGACGCCATTCAAGGACTGATTGAGTTGCTTAAGTTTTTACTTCGATTCTTATTCATGATCAAGCGATATTTACGAAATGAGTTAACAAAACTGAACAAGTTCATTGAGGCAATTTCATGAAGTGTCAAATTCATCGTCTCAATAAAATGCTTGGTACTTCATATCGAAGATGCAATCGAGATGATATAATAGTTTCAATTCGAATGAAACATGGAAAAATCTTTGAAGATGTTCCGATCTGCTTTAAGCATTGGTTACTAATAAATCAACGCGATCTTGAATGGTCTACACAATCTTAATTATTGGTTGATAACTCTCGATTTTACTGGCTTCAAGCGCTAAGGCTAATGCAATCACATAATCTTCGCGTCCAATCAACGAATCAAATTTATAAATTCCGGGTTTCGATTTCGAAGGCGTTGCGATGTAGCTTTGCAACTCAAAGTTTAATTCTCTGGTCGCTTCATTCCCATCTTTCGGCAAATACACTTGTTCTTTCTCGAGTAATCTGGCTAAATTAAACATTAGTTCGTTTTTCTGTTTATCCTTAATCTTCATTCCATGAACTGGAGCATTTGCTCCAAGTAGTAATGTGAATAATCCTTCTCCTATCCCCTCGGCATCTATAATCAAGCGTTTTACGTTGTACATTTCCAGTAATTGCATGATTTCCGGGAACATTTCTTCGGTTCCGGTTCTTCGCCATTCTGTAACATTAACAACTCGCATTCTCTCGTCATCTATGGGTTCGAGTACTACTAAAACGGTTGGGTTCTCCACCAAGCCAACATCTAACCCAGCAACACATGGTTGCTCGCTCCTCATTGGCAAGTTGTATTGTAATTTCGGAACCTTTGGAAATATTTGATTTTTCGCGCCGACCCATTGACATAGATATTCTCGCTCGAATCTTAGTTTTCCAAGTCTTTCTCTTTCTGTTTGAAGTTCTTCTTCGCTTATCCTATCACATTCAGTGCTCGGTATCATAAACCATGCTGAGCCATCCGGAGCAACTTCGCCTTGTTTAGTTCCATGCTTTCGTGCCGCTAAAAACTGCCTATGGAAAAAGCTTCCAACTCGTCCAGCGGTACTAATGTAGATTTCTTGCGGGTTTTCCATTCCTCGCGTAGTTGGAGTTATCGCTGCGAACATTTCATCATAAATTAAAGCTGCTTCATCAACGAATAATAAGTTACAATGAAAGTTTCTCACGTTATCAGCATTTGGTCTCGTTGTTCCAGTAGCATCGATTCTGCTTCCATTTCGAAAGACAAGCGCAAGCGATGGCGAGCTTCTGACAAGGCTCTCCAAGTCACTATTTCGTCTTACGAACATTTTCGCGTATTCTAATATTTTCTTCGCTTGGTCTTCATTCCAGCTTACAATTAATACGTTTTGATTTGGCCATAGTAAAGCTCGATGTAAGGCTTTAATCCCACCAGCCCAGCTTATTCCTATACTCCGCCCTTTCAGAACAGTGATTACTCGAGCTTTACATCTTAAGAATTCTTTTTGATACCAGTGAAGCTTTTCCCCTTTAATTTTCAGGAATTCATTATAAAACTTTACCGGATCGTTTTGGAGGCCTACTAGCTTCTGACTTGACATCTTGAAATCATAATATTTAAATTCTTGCCAATTATTTAAATCTACAAGTCTCGAGGTTGATTTGATGCAAGTTTTGAAAAAAGTTTTCGAGTACTCGTCTGGTGATGATGGGACCCTTAAGCTTGTAGCGCTCGGCGACATTCATCTTGGACATCGAAACGTTGATTTGCGGGTTTTGAACAAAGTGATTAACTTCATAAAAAACGAGGATAATTGCCTCTGGCTTGGCATGGGTGATTATGCAGATGCTATTACAGTGAAGGACAGACGCTTTGACTTAAACAGTATCGACCCGAATTATCCAACACCAGATAAACAATATCGTCGGATTCGCGAATTATTCGAACCAATTAAAGAAAAATGTTTGGGCTTATTGGATGGAAATCATGACTATCTGCACTGGAAGCTCCACAATCATAACTATGTTGACTCTTTAGCTTATGATCTTGGCGTTCCTTATCTTACAATTGATGCTTACATTCGATTAGTTTTCAAGCGAAATAGTGGCAAGCGCGCAAAACAAAAGCAATTCGACTTTTATGCTCATCACGGGTGGACAACAGCCAGAACTATGGGCGGACGCATAAACAGAATAACTGATCTCGCGAGTATTTTTCCGAATCTTCCGCTTTATCTCCAAGGTCATGTTCACTTGCTTGGGCCAATTCCACCGCGAGTTCAGCTTCAAGTCGATAATGGTTTAAATGTTCGCGAAATGAAACAAAACTTCGTTTTCACTGGTAGTTTCCTGAAAGGTTACATGCCGAATGCTATATCATATGTTGAAGCCAAAAGCTATGTTCCAACAACACTTGGTTCGCCGGTCATCACAATTAAATGGACAGAGAAGCATGTTTTCCCGTTCAAAGTCGAAATAAAATCGATATCCTAGACGTAAATTTATATATTTGCAATCTTTCTTACTTCTTCGGTGTTTTCATGACTTCGGTTTTAATAACTGGGATAGCAGGATTTGTTGGCTCGGCCCTCGCTCGCGAGCTTATTCAGCATGGATATGAGGTTCATGGCGTAGATATTTTACCACCGACTTCTGCGCGAAGACTCTTTGATATCATGAATAAAGTAAACTATCATTGGCAGAGTATACAAGACATTCGAAGCCTTCCATACGATGTAGCAGTACACCTATCTGCACAAGCTGATGTTCCATTCGCATTCACTTCCCCATCTTACACCGCACAGACAAATATCTTCGGCACGCTCAATCTTTTGGAGGTTTTATCGCGAAGTAAGGTCAAACATTTCATTCATATGAGCTCCGAGTCAGTTTATGGTCGAGCTGAATACTTGCCAATAGATGAAAAACATCCGCTAAGACCAACCAATATTTACGGCGCGACAAAAGCATCGGCTGATATTTTAGCGCAGACTTATGCCAGATGTTTCGAATTACCCATCACCATACTGCGAAGCGGTACGCTTTACGGACCTACCATGCGAATGAAACAAGTAGTTTCAATTTTCCTCAAACAAGCACTCGAAGGTAAACCGATAACTGTTGAAGGCGGAACACAAACTAGGGATTTCAACTATGTTTCGAATTATGTCGATTTTGTTTTGACAGCAATTGAAAACCCGGATAAGACGATAGGCGAAATTTACAACGTGGCATCTGGACGCGAAACTTCTATCAAGGAACTCGCTGAGCTCTGTATTAAAGTTGCCAAAAGTAGCAGCAAGCTTACGATTAAACCTTTCAGACCTGGCGAAAAGGGTCTCCGACTTGCACTCGACATCTCGAAGGCAAAAAGCTTGGGTTGGTCTCCAAAAATTAATTTAGAGGAAGGGTTAGCGAGGACATATGAATGGCTTAAAGGGTGCAGCTAAGCTCCCCACTCGAGTAATCTTCCAGAACATTCAGACCCTTTCCAATTTTTTTGATTTAACAAATTTTGAAGCATTCGAAGGGTTCTGGTCACAGCTTACAGAGGAGAAATCATTCTCGAAGGATGACTTCCAAGCAATAATTCGCGATTTCATGTGGCGTTATGATTCAACAGGAAAACCACTCGAATGTTGCATAATTTCAGTATTTTCAAAGGACGGAGAAATAGCCTTCCAAGCGCCATTGCCGCTCAAAATTAGCCCCTTTTTGCTCAAATTCTATCGCTTCTCGAAACACGATCGCATATTTTGAGGTCCAGAAACCTAGATGTCTCGGCTTCAAAATTATTGGTAATGTCTAATTCATAAAATATAGTAATCTTTATATACTTTAATTCTATTTAATTACATTCGGTGGTAATCAAATATGAAACCAGACAATATTGGAATAAATCCGGCATTTCTACGGGTTACCTTTACTTGTCCTGCGAATCTTCTTGAAGCACTCGACGAAATGTGCAAACAATTGGGTTCGCAACGTAGTGAAGCAATCCGGCAAGCTATTCGCGAAAAGTTGAAGAGGGAAGGAGTAAAGATCAAGGAGTCCAGATGATGGCTACTTTTGAGTTCGAGATAATATATAACAAAGAGCGGTTCGAAGTTTATTTGCGCTCGGCAATTGCTGGCCGTGAAAAGAGGGAACATATCATTACAGTTTGGAGTGATCACCCAAGCATTGACATAAACGATTTCCTTCTGTTCGCGATCAAGAAGCTGTCATGGATATTCACTGAGCGAGACCAGCGATTCATGAAAAATAATTTGGAGGTTACGAATTGAAAGTTTATACAATTGATGAACCGATCAAAAGGTTGCTTATAACTCGCGGAGTAAAGCTTGTTTGCTACACTTGTGGTGGAAAACTCGATATTGGAGATAAAATAGCTTCTAGTCTCGCAAATGGTCGAGTTAAGCTTAGACATTATGAATGTGCGAAGGAGGTTGGCTTGGTTGATTAACGTCAAACAAGAGGGGAAAATATGGGTGGTATACAGGAACGGTTGGATGTTTTGCCATTCCAAAGACGAGGAATTAATTCGAGAAGTTGCAAACGATTTGAAAGTTAAAGAAGCTTTCTTCAACAATAAATAGGAGGTATTAATTTGGGGAAAATTCGAGTTATACTCAAGCAAGCAGATATGGAAATTGAAGGCGAACCAGAGGACATCGCAAAATTTACAAAGGCGAGCGCTGATCTTTTCATCAAAAGGAATCCAATAGTGAAATGACCTTAGCAGATGCTAACCCGAGGCTGCGCGTGCCTAGCTATGATGGTCCTGACTTCGGCGTGCCGTCGGGACGATAACCCGGGATCTGCTTCGAGTTAGCAGCTAAAGAGGCGAATTAACACGATGTATAAACCATTGTTTTATTCCCCAAATCTTGAGGGCTTATCGTTAAATGTTGAATGCAATCCCGGTGGCGGCACCAGCTGTCCTTGTAGCATCGATGATGTTGCATTGGAAATACTCGAGACATACGGCGAAGTTATCTCGAATGTAAGGTTGCGTCACACTTGGGCAAACGCGTTGGTAGGAAAGAAATATCAAGAAGCGTGGGGAGACATACCGATACACTTGACCAAGATGTTCTTAGCGTTTCAAACACGGATGCCAACTATACCAAAACCTTCAACCTCGCAAATATTTAATGCTGAACAACACGACTGGAACATGACGATTTATGATGGTCGAAACCAATTTGGCAGAGGTTCACATCGTCGGATTGAAGCATCAATGTTCCGAAAGCTAAATCCATGGTCACCTGATGGCAAGCGAGGCAAGGTGTTTGTTGCTACAAGAAATGGTAATGTAGACTCTGGGCTTGTCATTCCAATTGATAAAAAGTGGCATAACGTGTTAATGATAGCTGATTTCGACAAAGAACATTATGTTCAATTAGCAGTTGATGATAACTTCGTCGATTTATCGGATGTGCCGCTTTTCGAAAAATATAGTTACGATTGGGGAAATGATATCGCAAGTTGGGCAACGATAGAAGCAGTTTCAACATGGCCTCAAAGCAATTGTCAGTATATATTCGCGTGGAAACAACAATATAAAAACTTCATTTTTGGATTGATAATTTGAACATTCATTTGAGTATTCCTCGAAAAAGAGGACGAAATTATGACTCGATGGAGAAAATATTATGATTTGGAACCGATTCGCCGTTTGCGAAATCAAGGTCGCGAATTAATTGGTCAGCTTCTTCATCTAACTGAAAAACGAGACGGCGAAAACGTTTCAATCTGGCTTGATGACTCCGGAGTAGTTAGGATCTCAAGCCGCAATCTAGAACAAGCATCAAATGATATCCAAACTCGCCTTAAATCAACTCCTGAATTTTCGAAAGCAGTTGAGCTTCTTCGCGACGAGCAAATTTATGGTAACGATTACATCCTATTCGGCGAGTTACTTAAGCGCATTTCGCCTACCAGGATCGAGCCCAAGCGCAAACATATTCATTGGATATTATTCGATATTTGGGACTGTCAAACAGAACGTTTTCTTGGATATAATATCATTTATCAAAAAGCCTTTCATCATCGCTTACCGATTGTTCGAGTTGTAGACAGATTTATTCCCGCTTCCACAGATGATCTTTTCGAGCATATTGAACAAGCGCTTAAGTGGTGCAGACGACACAGACGGGAAGGAGTAGTCGGAAAGGATTATAAAAATCAGGTCTTCTTCAAAGAAAAAGTTGATTTACCAAAACTCCCCAAAGTTAAGAAGCCACCGAAAGTTCAGCTCCCAGAAATGCCTCACGATCGCATAATTCGCGCTCTACAGCACGCTTTTGATGAAGTTGGCGAGGATAATTGGGACAATAAACGAATAGCCATGCCAGTTGTCGCGAAGCATTTAACTATCGAGGCTAGGGAGCATAACTTTGCAGTTCCGCGAAACATGTATCGAATTTACCTTGAAACTCCAATTTCTTTGTTAAAACCATCGAAATCTCTAGATAGTAATACTTAAAAACTTCCAAATTTATTATCTTGCAGTGTTTCGCGATGATGTTTCCTGAGCAAATCATTAATTTTGGAGGTTCGATTTCTTGCTTTATACTTCATACTTAAGCAAAAAGAGAAGTTTCCCAGATAATTTCGAAGTAGTCTACGTGATGATAGGACGTGGTAATGATATAGTCGCGCCGAACAAAGACGATCTTGAGGCTTATAAAAACGGTTCAATTTCATGGCATGAATATTCTCGACGTTATCGCGAAAAACTTGAAAATATTGAAGCTTGGACGTGGATGAAAAACATTGCTACTCGTGCAAGGCAAAAAGACGTTGTATTAGTTTGCTACGAAAAGGATGCTAGCCACTGTCATCGAAGTATCTTACTTAGTCGCATCCGTAAACTGTTTCCTTCAACTCCAATCGGCGGCGAATTGTGAGGAAGTGCTTTTGAGATATGAGAAAAGAGTTTTGGAATGATTGGTTCGGGCCAGATTATCTGGTCTACACATTCGGACGATTTCGGAACGTTAAAATCTATAATTCGGATGAGCTTTCGGAATGGGTCAAACATTGCACAATTAATTCCGAGCCAGCCTTTGTCTCCGTGCAACCAAAAAATTCCATCTTTAAAGTTTTCTTCGATTTTGATTCGAAAAACAAATGGTTAGCCCGTTTGGATTGTTTGAAACTGAATAGTCGTCTCCAAAGCTTCGGAGCAAAACCAATTATCTTTGATACAGGAAATCGTGGTTATCATTTATACGCCTTCGTTTCGGATTCACCGATTGTTTACAAATACGATGAGCAAATAATCGCTTTTAGAGCTTACCGCGAACTAATAAAAATTCTTGTGGGTTGTGATTGGCAAAAAATTAACAAGGTATACCCGACCCTCGATAAAAAACCGCTTCATTTAGCGGCGCTTTGCCGCGTTCCATATTCTATACATGAAAAGACAAACAAACAAGTTTTGCCGTATGACGAGCACGGAAAGCTTATCGAGGAAATCGATATTCAAGACTTACTCGAGCATCATATTCGAAATAATACAATGAAACTTGCCGTTCAAGCAGCGATAAAACAAAGCAAAAATAAAGTTGAGGGATGCGAAAACCTGGGACATTTTAGGATCCGTCCATGTATCGAGAAAGCTTTTCGTAAATCTCCAGACCATGAAGTAAGGCTTGCTTACGTTTTAGATGCTATTTTCGCTGGCATTCCAATTGAAAAGATAATTGATCGATTCCGGATATGTAGTGATTTCGACGAGGAACAAACTCGATATCAAATCGAATATACTCTGCGTCGCGTCCAACAAAACGGTTTACGACCATTCAAAGAAGAAACATTGAAAAATTTGGGAATATGCGATGGTTCTTGTGCAAATTGGGTTAACCAGCGGTCAATCCAATAGCTATTTTGCACAGTTCTTCATCGCAAACACATTTTCTACTTAGTACTTCCTCGAATTTTTGGGGGTAATTATATATTAAAGCTTCTTTCTTCAGTTTTATTTCTTTCTCGAAGAGCTTCCCGCAAATCCTACAGTTCCCTTTCAGCTTTACCATGAATTCTCCGTCGGGCAGATATTTTATATCCTTAACATAATCCATGAACCGGCTATGCGTCCTTAAAGCCTTCATCAGTAATCACTACTTCTGCGCTTTCACTCCAGCTTTCCTTGAACTGACTTCGATAAATTTCGAGTTTTCTCAGCGATTTGCTACCAGCCCATGGTCCACTGCGCTTGGTTATCTGCGTGATATATGTTACAAACTTCGAGTTATGTAGTAAAGCTTTTCCGCCTACAGGCTCTGGCTTCTTAAATCCGCCTTGCGTCGAATGAATCACCAGCATCGCAACCAAATTGAATTTATCGAGCAATTGCTGAGTTCTATTCAATAAGACAAACTCTGTTTTTGCTCGCGTCCTCCAGTTACTCTGCCCACCCGTGAACTCGCTCTCTACCGGCGCGCTTATGCTATCATATCCAATGTATTTTATTTTGCATTCCTTGACCATTCTTCCTATTGGGCTCTTCGTAACTGTTCTAAGCTGGCTAACTTCGTCGATTGGTTCGATGACTCCGCCCGATTCCTTGAAGTAAAGCGGTCTACCATGAAAAGCTAAAACTGGTAAAAGCGTTCTGCACTCCCAGATGTAAATCGTGTTCTTTTGAGTTGGCTTATACTCTAAGTCATCATAGTTAAACAATACTCGCTTCTCTACAGCATTTCCTTTCTCGCTTACTACTTCTTCAACCGGCCAAGTTACTCGTTCGATGCTCAAGTCTGGATTTCTCTTCAGAAAATATTTCAACCAATCTACTTCAACTCCGCCTTCCGTATCGATTATTAGCGAGTTTCCTTCCTCAGCTTCCATTACATCTATCGCGAATTGCATATCAAGTATGCTTTTTCCCATTTCTGGTTTGCCATATATCGCGTTTATTCTTCCCTTATGCAATCCATCGAATAGTTTGTTATAGCCTTCAAGACTTGTTTTAATTATTTCCATTTTCTCATCACCAAAACCCAGTATTCCTTTTACATATGGTGTAATATCTTTTCCATCTTCTTCCATTTTTCGAAGTAATGCGAAGAGGTGCGAACATAACTTCTCGCTGTGAGACATGAACCCTTGACAATTGCAAAAGTAATTGCCGTTCTTGTCAATGCTTGCCGTGTGTACTTCTGGTTGTTTGCTTCCTCGAATATACGCTGTAATACAACCGTTGATCTCTTCGAGTTTAAATATCCTTGGCACGACTTTCTCAGATCTCTTGAATACTCTCGGCGATACGATATGTTGCAGCCTATCAAGCATCTTCATCAATCCTCGCTTTTCGTAGCATAATCAAAGCTAATGCCGGAACCAGGGTTATGAAAGGTAAGCAAAGTATTAGTATTCCAAGCATTAATTTGTTCAGTTTTTTCACCTCTTCACGAATTTAGTATGTCAAAACGCCATATATAAAGCTTCCCCGGTTAGTAGCACAATGTTTAAATATAACACAAAGACATACATCAAGTATCGATTTGGAGGTTTTGAGTTTGGAAAAGAAACTTCATGTGATAAGGCGATATTCGATAAACGAGCTATGCAAGCTTCTGGAAATTCCAGAAGACGAAGAAGTAGTCGATATTAGGACCGAAGTTAATGAAAACTTCGACGCAATAGGCTTTGAAATAGTTACGGAGGTGTCAAAATGAGCTGGTATTCAGCTTCTAGAAGCAGATATCCACCAAGCCTGAAAATCAATTATCCACAATGGGCAGTCGTTCGATTTCTTGCTGAGCCAAGGATGGTTCAGGTTAAAGATGAGGACAGATGGTGTGTTGACGTTGAATATGTTGAAGGCACTGCTCTTTCGAGTGTTGGTCCGGCTGAAAAAGGTAAGACATATACTCTATGGATAGGCAAAACACTCGCGATAGCACTTTCAAGAGCATTTGCTGATCCAAGCAACCCAGATGAGGTTCCAAAATTGAAAAACAAAATGGCAAAAATAGCTCGTGGCGAAACGAAAATTCGGAACAATCGAGTATACACCGCTGAAAAGGTTTCGGGGCCGCTCCTTAAGGCTGCGGCTCCAAAAGTTGTTCCAAAGGAAGATATTTCGAGTTATGTCGAATCGTTCAAGGATGTTTTCACCATTCTTCGCGAAATAACCATTGATGAAATGAATAGATGGTTTGACAATAAGTTCGCAAAGCACCCGCCAGTAAACGAAATAATTCGGGAAATGGTTAAACAGGGTATTGCCGAATTCGATGGCGAAAAAGTTAGGGCGATTTAAATTGGATGAGAAGAAAAACTTCGAGGACGCCTTGCTTAAGCGTTTAGATAAACTTGAAACTTCGCTCTCGGTCCAGTTGCAATTAATAAACGATGGCATAACGCAGCTTGGAAAAGATATTTTCAAACTTGTCTCGATGTATCTCGAACTCGACCTCGGCAAACACCCTTCTTTTTGGTTCAATGATGAAGACAAAAAGTTACTCAATTTCGAGGATGCAGGTGATCGCTGGATAATTAAACCAAAGACTTATCTCGGCTCAGACATTTTCGCACGTGTTAAACTTGAAATTGCAAAGCGTGGCGGGCATTATATACCAGCTGGTAAGGACTCGCGTTTCGAAGTGAAAAAGTGGTTGCGAAAAAAATCTTGGGTAAATTAGAGGTGATTTATAATGAGCAAAATTCGTAAGGACTTTCCAGAATTCATGGTAACCCGTAAATATATCGAGCAAGACGGAGTATGCGGTAATGTTAATTGTAATAATCCTCTGAGCAATGGTTTTCATCGTCATCATAAAGATGGAAATCCAGCGAGTAACTCGTACGATAATCTCGTCTTACTTTGTCCCGAGTGTCATTTTGCTGTCAAAGCTGAACAAACAAAAGGGCATAATCCACTCAAAGCGCACCGTAAACTTCAAAAGCAAACAATCGAGGGTATTCTGCGCGCGATAGGCATGATGGAACAAAACAAGCTTTCCGGAGCTTCTTTTCAGCGTTTATTAGAAGGCTATGATCGAGTCTTAGCCGAAAGCTGGAAATTGTTCAGTTATGAAATCGAGTATCCAGATCCAATCTTCGCAATGTATCGTAACTTAATGAAAACTTCGCTGATTCAGGAAGCTTATCTCGAAGGATTTAAAGAGGGATGCAAAGCCGCAAAGGGTGATTAGTTTGGATATAATAATCGATTCTCGCGAGCATCATAAAAAATACTTTCGCGATAAACTCGCTTCGAAAGGACTTCAAGTGGACATTCAGAAACTTCCAACTGGGGACTTCCTAATTTTTGGGGGTGATGAGAAGACATCTTTCATAATTGAACGAAAAACTCCAACCGATTTTATGAGTTCAATTTTCCAAAATCGAATTTTTGATCAGCTTAAACGTATGAAGGAAACAGAAGCAAGTCCAGTAATTCTAATTGAAGGTTCGCTTGCATATCCACGTAAGTGGATTAAAGTCGATATCAATTCAATAACCGGTGCAATCTCGAGTATTTTATATGGTTGGAAGGTTCCAATTATAGTTCTACCCTCTCGCTCATGGACGGTAAGTTTTCTTGCCTCGCTTGCTCGTCGAGCTGGCGGGATTAAAAACCCATTCACTCTTCGAACCAGTCCGGCTAAAAGCATGAGTTTGTGTGATAAGCAAAAATATTTACTACAAGGTTTACCGGGCATTGGCGCGAAGATATCAGAAGTTATTCTTTCGGAATATGGTTCACCGGAAGCTTTCTTCGAGGCAGTTAATCAGCAAAACATTTCGATAAAGGGTCTCGGTAAAAAGGCATTGCAACATATTCGAGAAGTTTTACTTACCAATACTAGCAAGCAGTTGAAAGACAAAATAAGCAAATGATATAATTCCGCCACTGATTCCTCCAACTTTTGTTATCGTTCTCGCGGTCTGCTTAATCTTTATGATATCATTCGAGTTCTCCTGGACTTTAGTTTCGAGGTTCCCCAGATCTTTTTTCAAATCCTTAAAATTCTTTTCAATTGTTTCTTTCAATTCATTGATCTTCGTGACTTCGCCTTCAATCCTTCCGAGTCTATCGCTGTGGTCAAGTAATACACGGTATATTTCATTATTCGATGTCTTTTTACTTGCCACTCTGCACACCAAAACTTTTTAAGTAACTTCAGACTAAAAAGTTTAACTGAGGTTCAAACGAAATGTTAGAATTTTTCAAAAACATCGCAATCGGAATGTTTAATGGCATGCTTAATGCCGCGTTAGGATATGCGAAATCGATTGATAAAGAGGACTTTGACGCGGAAAAATTCTTTCAAACAGTAATTGTTGGCGCGATAGTTGGTGGCGCTGCGACTGGTTTCGGCGTAACATATGATGAAGCTTATGAGTGGGCTGCGACTTTCGGCGTAATCGAAATTATCGAGCGAGTTAAGAAAGCTTTGTGGCGCAAGTATCTCAAGAAATATTTAACTCATTAATTTTATCGAGGATAAACTTTTGGTGTTTGAGTAAGCGTTCGTAACGCTCCGTGTGCCAAATCCTGTGCCCATGATCTGCCGTTTGAAATTGGAATGATGAGGAAGTAGTCGACCCAAATGCTATTGGTGGATGTGGTTGCCTTTTCTGCTACGAAACTCACTGTATCTCCGGAATCATCGTCAGTCAAATCGAACACGATACCATAATAAGCGAAGGAACCAGTCAGGGTCCTAGTAACCTTATCGTTCTCTTCATTAAGGTAGCGGTTGTCTGTGGTGTTTCTAACGTAGAACCTTAAATCGTCAGTTATCTGTGCAGAGTCCTTAGCTCTCACAAACAGAAGGTACCTACCTTTTGGTAGCTTGTTGAGGACGTCAGCCAGTTGATAATGTACATAATCTCCCGTTCCAGTCAAAAAGTTTCCTTGTGCATCCAGCAACACCGAATCTCCACTGTCATCACCCTGTGACGAATCAACTGTTGCTCCACCGCCAAGCGTTGCGTTTTCGGCTTCCTTGAACAGGTTGGAAACGTAAGCGAAAGGAATAAGTCCCAAATACATTTTAGTGGCTTCTATATCGTTGCTATCAATATTTTCTAGTTCTATTGTTGTTCCTGTCCAACTTCTGAACCACTGGTTACTTGCTGCAGGTTTCTTGTTTACAGCCACAACGAATAGAATAGCATTTCCAGTTTCGAGAAACTGTGCTATGAAATTGTCAGTCATCGTTGGATTATTCGCAGTAAGACTCAGTTTTCCACCGCCTATCAAGTCATCTTGGACATAAACAAATCCACCGCCAAACCCTCTGATGTCTGGTTCTATTGAACCATTCGGATAAGCCTGTTGAAAATCAACTTCAAAGGCATAACTTCCTCTTTTCAGGGTTATTTGTATATCTACAAAATAATCATTGTCTTGTGTTGCCGAATCTTCTAGTCGTATATTCAGGCATGCAGATTCAGTTGAAATGAAGTTAATAGATTTCAGAAATGGATAATCGCAGTCATTGGTTCTTTTGATACCAATATCACTAACTTGAAGTGTCCACGATGAGCCATTCCACCAATAGAATTTTAGACCTTGATGTGCTCCTTCATTTATCCACAGCCTTATCAGCCCATTTTCTATTACGCAGTCTCCTTCAAACTGATGGTTCACGTCAAGGACTCGAATCCACTCAGACTCATTATCGCTGTTGTTTGTGTCGTAGCAGTTGCCCGACCAAACTGCCTTTCCATTTCTTCGAACATATAATGTATGATTTGGAACCGTAACATCATAGACCATTCCAGAGTATTCAACTTCCTCAACTTTCGTGGCTCTGGCATTAGGTTGTTTCGTAGCGAAGGATAATTGCCAGCTAGTTCGATAGTTAAATTGGCTCCATTTCCCTTTCGCCATTGATTTATTATATTCTCCCGAACGCTCTCTTATAACCACCGGAATTCCAAGTTTCAAGGCGAGTTCTTGAACATCATCGCGAAGTTTTGGAGAAGTAGTAGTGAAGGAACGAAGTTTGCCATTTTGATAATGACCATCGCCTTTCATCAAAGCTTCAAAGAAAATTTTAATCAGATGTGGGCTAAGCTCTTTTATAAATCCCGGAACAAATTTTTCATAGGATTTCCCGAACTGTTTCACGTATTTGAATAATTGTTTTGAACCTATTCGGACATATTTCCCATCATACCAAGCATGAAAGCCCATTCCTTCCACTGAGTTGATTATTTCTTCTACATTTGCGGGGTCTTTCTGCCTTATGTAAATTTCATAGGCTCCATCTTTTCGCTTTATTGCACAGCCCTCAGCTAAATACCAACCCAAAAATCTTAGGAAGGATTCAATTGGAACTTTCTTTTTAATTCTCGGTTTGAAGGTTCTTTTCTTCTTAATTTCTGGAATTGGAAGCTCAAACCATTCAGTCTCTTTTCCCTTCCATCTTGCATCTCTCTTTATAGAATAATGCTTCGATGGCGCTTTCTTAGCTAGTTCTTCGGCATCCATAAATCGATATTTGCTCCAGCGATCTTCCTTTACGAACATATTATGATCCGGCGTTACTAGCAAGTCGATTGGAGAGTTCTTGCCTCCAAAACGATACATTTTGCCATGATAGAAGTACGAAATTATTCTACTCGGTTCATGATACTCGATCAAACCAGTTTTCGGATTTAGTGTCGCAATTTCATCCTCGAAAGTTAAGTCTTTGAAAAGTTTAAAGCCATTTCTAGTTAAAACTTCAGTGTCTTCCGAATAACATTTGACTTCGCCTCGATTGTTGCCTCCGTCGAAAAGCCATTCGCCGACCAAGCCGCTTGTAACTTCGCCGCCATTATAGAGTGTTTGGATTTCTGGTTCGCTTAAGGCTCGGTTGTAGATGCGAACCTCGTCGATGATGCCGTCGAAATAATTCCCTAAACTTGGGCTAGACGCTCCGATTCTAAGTGGTTCTGTATCATTAAGGGTTCCTCCAGCATAGCTAGAGGATGTTCCTTCCCCGTTTAAATATAGAGTAACAGTTCCTCCTTGAGTCCAAGTTACTGCGACATGCTGCCAGATACCAACTGTTAAATACTGACCAGCAAAACTTAGTTTACTAACTGTTCCATCCGCTATATTGACTGCAATTCTTTCATTCCAAATATAAAGTCCCCATTCAACTTGACCAGTTAGGGCGCCATAAGAAAGTTTTCCTGCGATAGTTTTGATGCCAGATATATCATCTGGTTTTATCCATGCCTCAATAGTAAAGCTTCCAATCGAGGATAACGCATTACCCATGTCCACGTAGTCATCACCGTCAAATTCTAGCGCCTTTCCATACTTCCCATCTCTTCGCCACGTCGCTTCATGCACCGTTCCATGGTTCTCATTCCCTGATGTATCCCAGGCCTTCTCGAGTAACTCTTCGCCTTCACCAATAACCGCATCGTCGTCTAAGTCGTAAACAACCTTGAAGTCTGGATAGGTGACGCGAACGAAGTCGCTGCTGACTGTGCGATTGGTTGTTTCTGATATCGGAAATCTAAATGCGGGGTACGCTGATGATATAGATAGACCAAGCTGAAATGGACTTCCAGAGACTTCATCAGTTGTTTCATCTACTGAACCAGATCCATCATGATAATAAATATGTGTATGATAATGTCCGCTTTTATTCTCTTCGAATTTTATCCGGAAGATGCCTTCTGAATTCGAAACTGTTACATAATCTATTAGACGAGTAGTAACGCCATTTATTGTTTTGTCTGCATAAATCTTATAAGAAGAAGTGTCTGTATGAATCATCACCCGTAGATAGTTACTTGAAACAGGATTAGAACCTTGACCAGTATCCGACAACAAGAATTGAAATTCGAAGGCGTCCGAAGAGGAATGGCTTGGCAGTTTGAGATGAATATCAATTATCAAGTCATCGAGTAGTGGTATCTTATTTTGTGAGGAAAGCCAACCACTTCTATATGTTCCTGCCGAATTGCTTCTCCCAGTCATCTCTAAGTATCCATTATTTATCTTCGCCGTGAACGGTCCTTGAATACTTCCATCGTCACCTTTTAGCCAGTTGCCTTCTAAGACTTCACCGACGAACTCGTCGCCCGACATGAGGGGCACAATTACCTCTGCTCCGTCCTTACCATCTCGAGTAAACGACCAGTCTACTGGGATTTCTTGCGTTGAAGTTTTAATCTTAATGTTCTTCGTGCCCGGAGGAAGGGCTAACTCATAACTCGGCACTTTCACCTGCCTCCAAATCAACACCCATCATTTTCTCGAGTTTCTCGCGCAAGCTTGTCTCGATTAAATTCATTCTCTTAATGGCGACTACATTCTTAATTTTCCTTTTTATTTCTTCTTCCGTCATATTATTCAGCAAGCTAGCTGACACTTTATGCGTTATTTCGTGCAAGTTGCCATCTGAATCATCGAATTCAATAGTTATCACTGCTGCGTCTAATTCTCGAGCTAAACTTTTAATTCTTATCATTCTTTTTCACCTACTACAGCCCCCAATCATTACTAATTGATTCTAAATCTTCTACCTTATAACCTCTTACATGGCCTCCGGTATTTCCATACCAAATTAACGCGAGGTCGAAGCGGAAATAATCATTATACCCGCCAATTTTATCATAACTAAAGCTTTCTGGAATAAAGAAAAAGTTTTCGTCAAGCATGGCATATAACGGATAATTGAAACTTGGATTTCTAAACATCTCTTTCAAACTCTCGAGTTTTCTTAAAGCGCTTTCGTCGTAGCATCTTCCGCTATATCTTCTGCGTGGCTTTCCAACTCCGAACCACCTAACTTTTGAAAGTCCATGTGCGATGTTGTGCACTGCACTTCGAATTCGAATAATTTCATTTATCCGTTCTAATGCCAAGGGTTCAGGTAATTCTACGACACCAATCACAAAAGTCATTGTTTCTTATCCTCCGATTCATTGATATCAGAATAAGGATGTAACACGGATAAGTCTTTTTCTTCAGTTTTTATGACTATGCCATCTTCAACGTATCCTTTAACTCTCATGATATACTCTTTTATTTCTTTCAATTCATTGGCAGAAGGCGTTCCATCAAAATCTATAGTAATTCCTTCTGGAGACTCTTCGATAGCACGAATTGGAGTTTTTCGTGTTAATGTCTCCGGAGAGAAAATTTTCTTTTTAAATTTTATTCTTACCAATCTTGAAACGCGCTCCAATATTCTAATTGTAATACTCTATCGGCAGCTTCAGTTCCATTATATGCATCGAGGTACATCTGATTGCCCTTCGCATTCGTATCCGGCAGATGAGTTGTTTCTGTATATTCTAATACATCGTCCACATAAAACTCAATCTTCTCGCCGCTATAGTAAATCGCTTCCAGTATGACAGTATCGCCATCATTCAATGATTTTATCGTATGGTTATATAACGTTCCCCCCGCATTAATCCATGTTTTCAACGTCCCATTATCTACATAAAACCCAAAGCCCTCGTCACCAGCGCTTGAAAAATTTAGGACTAAAGCACGGCTGCCCGCCTGGAAATTAACTGTCACGTATTTAATTTTGGCTTTGAATCGCGGATTTTTGCTATAGTCTAGAACTTCTGCCGTAGAATAAATTCTTGCTATGCTCCCGGCAGTTGCTCCAGTTGAAAGTTGAATTCTGCCTGCGACAACTGATATCGAAGCCGAGCCCTGAGTATATCTCGTATATCCAGACTCGGACTCCCCGGTAAATCTTACATGTTGTTTATTAAGATAAATGTCCCGCGTGTCATCAATTTTCTCTACTGTTACTGCACTTTCATCTATCTTTCTCGTCGTAATAGCTTGAGGTGCGATTTTCTCGCGAGTTATATCTGGCTCCCATTCGCTTAAAGCTCCCGGCTCATTAATTCCTTTTCTTTTAGGCGCGCTCATCGAAAGCACATTCGCTAAATTTCCTATCATATTATTGAAATCTGGTGGTTCATAAGCACACCTAACTTGATTTCTAAATCCGCCTTCATCGACCATATGAGTTATTCCAACTGTTCGATAATGTCCAGTTACATTTAACTGCGGGACTTTTAATTGAACGAGATATCCCGGGTCTAATTCTGGATCACCCTCTGTCTCGAACTGAATTCTTTCTATCGGTTCTTTAAGCTGATCGAGGATTGCTTCAGCGACAAAGCGAGCTTCATCTGAAGTCGATATGCTCCAGTCTTGAATTACCTTCATTTTACTTCCATAAGTCAAAATTGAAGCTTGGTCTGAAACTTCATAAAATGTTCTGCCATAAAAATACATTCCGTCCAGATAAAGTTCGTGCCCAACATCTACTCTCGAGAAGTCGAATTGAACGTAATTAATTTCGTTCCAGTCAGGTTTGCCATAAACTTTGAAATCTTTTAAAGGTGCGAAAACTTCTCGCCATCCATCGCTTGGATTCTTCCATTCCCAGTAGAAGTAATCACTCGGAGCCGTTTTTAATTTGACGGTTAGTGCTCCAGTTGCATCAAGCATTTTAACTCTGAAGTATTCAAACCCTCGAAGATTATAATTTAGGTTTTTTCCACTAGGATATAAGACATTCCAATAACCACCCGATTCTGTCGCAGCAATTTCGAATTTAATTGAATAAGTTCCCGTTGCTACATATTCCGCTCCAGTCTTCTCAGTTGGTGTTCCTCCGCCAAATCCTAATCCATCCCATCCAGTGCTTTGACCTTCAGTTCCGAGTTCTTTGTCTGGTGGTTTATACAATCTACCTTGTCCGTAAACTCGAACTATATTCGCGAGTTGGGAGATGTCCTTCTCATAGTTAAAAGTCGCGAAGTCTGAACCATAAACAAATCGCTTGTAACTATCTCTTGACTTTCTCGGAAAGAAGTGGAATGTTTTGCTTGGCGAAAGATAAAAGTCATAACCGAATTGCGTCTCAGATCTCGCGATTTCAGCTAAATCCCTTACGACCCTTAAACGGCTCTCATCTTCGAAAGCTAGTAACGATCCGCTTGTATGCGTGCTTACAACATCTGTCGTATCGAAGTCTGAAGGCAAAACGTTAACTACTATATCGGCGACATCGCTTTTAAAGAAGTATCTGAATATTAATTCATCAGCACACGGACCTAGGTAATCCTCGCCAATAACTCGAACAATTTCTCCATTCTCGTCGATACTGTGCCGCACGTTTCTTATTAAGCCATATAGAACATTCTTTCCTTCCAAATTGACCATTATTCCTGTATTTCCCGGAGCGAAAATATCTGTGTATTCACCCTCCTCATTTGGCAATGTAAACTCGAAAGTAGCTGGTCGATTAACCTCTCTTTTTACGATTAACGTTTCAGGGTAATATGAGCTGCCACGAAAAGTTATTTTATAATCCGGATTAGGCAGGAATTCCACCTCCTCTTTCTCTTAGTTCGCGTTCTATTTGAGAACCAAGATAAGAAGAAATAGCATCGACATCTTCAAACCCGGTAAGATTTAAATTTTCGATGTTAACCAATTTATCTGTATTCACTATTGTGTTTTCACCTGTAGCTCCCAAAGCTCCCTCATTCCCGCCAGTTGGTGGGTTAAATTCGAAAGTTTGGAAAGCTCCTATACTCTGCAGGAAATCTCGTGCCGACCGTTGAATTTGTTCGAGTAAGCTTTCGCCTAAAAATCCAGTGGATTCAACTCCTTTTTTCGCTTCAGAGTAAACATCCAGAACAGCATTAAGGTTTGCTTTCCAATTATTCAAATTTTTGTTCATGTTAGCCGTAGTATTATTACTAATCTTATTCAAATCGACGAGTCCGCTTCCCATCAAATCGTATGAGTGTGTTATGTCTACAGCAGTTTCCCTGGTGGTGTTTGACCATTCCGAACTTGACCTATTAGCGGTATTCGTCCAATCTGCATATCGATTTATATATTCTTGGATTTCGTTCGGTACCCAGTCTGGCGGAGCGAATTTTCCCCATCCGATATCTCGCTTCAGGCTTTCAATATATTTTTCGAGGGGTTCAGCAGAAATAGGTAATATGGTTGCTAAGGCTTTCGTCAGTGGTAAAAATGCTTGAGCTATAGTTAAAAGACCTTTCTTTATATTGATTTCGATACCATGTATCCACTTCCTGACCACTGCGCCCCAATCAGTTGTTGTGAAGGAAGCAAGAAACATTGCTAAAGCATCTGGAAGGGTTTTAGAAATTTCTTCGACAAGTGGTTCTAAAGCATCTCTCATCCCAAGGAAATTCGATTCCCATGCAGCGGATAATAAACCAAGTGCAATTGCTAACCCTGGATGAAGAAACTTTGCAATAAGCATAAGCGTTGGTAAAATAATTGATAAGTTTCCCAGCTTTTTTCCGAAGTCTTCGACATCCACACCTAAGCCATCGAGTTTATTTGTAAATCTGCCTATGAACTTAATCGCTTCTGCAAGCGGATTTATAGTATACTCGGCGATTCCTTCTCCGAATCCTTTCAAAAATCCTTCTACCGAATCTCCTTGATCAAGAAGGTTTGTTATCGAATCAACTAGATCTTTAAGCGAAGGAACTAATCCTTCTCCCATTGAAATCCATAAGACATCAGTCACATTTTTTAACCTTTCAAGTTGCCAGTTAAGCGACATTGATCTCTCAGCGTAGATTTCTTGCCAATCGCTCACATCTTGCAATTCCTTCCGAAAACGACCTATTACCTCTTCTCCGGCTCTCATCGCGTAGTACAACGCGCTTGCGGCTACCTGGCTCAATCCGAGCTGATCTGCAAACCAAAACAATTCCCGCTTACTCATCTTTCCTGCTAAATCCCTGAAATCCATAAATATACCAGTTAAATCCCGCATTTTATCTCCGCTTTCATCCCAGACTTGTATACCAACAGCTTCGAGGCGGCGTGCTGTTTTCGGTTCTGAAAGCTCCATTAACAAGGTTCTCAAATATCGCCCAGCTTTTCCAGCTTGCATGAAGGTTCCAGTCGTGGTTGTCAAAACGTTTGTTAAGACACCCGTCCACATTGCTGTTTCCTCGAGTGTTAGTCCAAGTTCACCAGCGACACCAGCGACATATCCAATTGATAATGCCATATCTGAAATTCTTCCAGTTGACTCAAGTGCGGCTATAGTCATTACGCCAAGCGCCTTATCAAGCTGCTCAGCTTCCAAGCCAAATGCTCGCATTACCTGGACTGCGATAATTGAGGCTCTTTCCAAACTAATCGATGAAATAGCAGCGAATTTTAATACCTTGTCGACTGAGCTCATCACTTCATTAACTGTAAGTCCAGCCTCTATTAATTTGCCCATTGCATCTGCAGCTTCCGTCGCGCTGAAAATAGTTGTTTTGCCTATTCTCAATGCCGCATCGTGCATTTCTTCATAAGCCTTCGTTGCGTCTTCCGTTGAGCTTTCAAGCGCGACGAAAAGTGATTTTATTCTATACATCTGGTATTCAAAATCTCTCGTTGCATTAACTGCTTTTCCAACAGCGACGCCCAAAGCTGAGTAATATGCGCTTGCTGCGGTCAAAGCTGAAATTAGCCCAGGATGTGCATCTGAAACCTTCTTAACCGCATCTCGAAAGTTTGTCAAAGACATTACGGCGCGCGTTAATGCTCCCTCGAGTCCACTAACTTCTCCCCGCAGAATAATCCTTAACGTACTTGTTCCCATACTCATATTACTTCAACCTTGGTCGTGATTTTCTTCTCGCGCGCCTCATAGCTCTTCTTTCTTCCGTTGCTTGCCAGCGATACGCTTCCAAGTAAAACAATATCTGCGTGTGTGTACAGTTTCTCAGTTCGGCCAATGTATGGCCCTTTGTTACTAAAAAGGCAAAAGCTTTTCCAATACTCGTTCTTCTAACGAAAGGACTCGATTTCTTTCTCCTGACCAAAGCCACTTAATTCCAGAGCTTTATTCGCGATAACTGCGCTTTCTCCAAAAGCGAGTCCTTGTTTCAATTGTTCTTCATCGAAATCAGTGGCTTTCGTAGCGATTTTAACTAACACATCATAATCACTGATCGTCAAGTTCCCAAGGTTCAGATTTGGTTTCGAAGCAAGTGCCTCGAGCATATCACCTTCGCTCAGCGCATGAACTGTAATCTTCGCGAATTTTCCATTCTTCAACCGAACTGGAACTTCTTCGCTTACTGCCACTCCTTGCAATAATTCTGCTGTGAGTTTTGGCGCTTCTTTAAGCAGTTTTTCGCGTTCAGCTTGTATTCTTTTCCGAGCTTCTTCTACGCGTTTCCTTCTTTCCTCTTCCTTAGACATTTATTCCACCTAGCTTATCCCAAGTGCACGTAAGTCCACACTGAAAGTTGACCAATCATCTGCTGCATTGTCTTGATCCAAGCTCTCGATATAACAACCACTGAACTTAAAGGCGCGATCTAAACCACTTATTCCAACATGGAATTGATTTGTTGCTCCGCTTTTCACTATTTCGTCCATGAAAAATTTCTGTGCTCCGCTCTCAACCCATAATCCTTCGAGTGTTAAGGTTACACTTTTTGGACCAGGTGCAATACCCCATGGTAATCGCTTACCAGCGCCATGATATTCTTCGAGTCCTTCATCCATGCTCCAAGTCGCAGTTTCAGCTAATCCAATCAGTGTTCCAGACGCAAACAAATCAGCGAAAGCTCCATTATGATAATAAACCTCTACATCTTTTCCAGTCTGCACGCTCATTTCTAATCACCTCATCCAAATCCCTTAGCTCTGAAATCTATGCTTTCAGTTATCCAACCATCAGTTGGAATATCGAAGTCGTAGCTTTCGATTGTACATCCGCTCAGGGTAAAGCGCCCGTCAGCAGTACTCATTTCGATTTGGAAAGTTGTCATGTTATTTCCCGTAGCTAAAGTACCAAACAGCGTGGGATCTATAAACCCATGATCAATTGTTCCTGTTATTTCGCGAGCTGTTTCTCGTCTAGCCGCCAGATCATAATTTCCGAGTTCATAAAACGTTTGCAGTCCACGATCTATAGTTATACTTCCTTCCGCGAAACCGATTTCCGATCCGTCTTTCTTGATATGGCCTTCCCAAGCTCTTAACCAGAGCTTGAGGTTTCCTCAAAGCTCATTTGGCAACACTCATGGGAAGGTCACCTCACTTTTCAACTCTCCCATTTTTTAACCTCCTTTGTTTCTTCTTATGTCCGATAGGACCATAAACTTTTCGTATTTCGATTTCATGAATAATGAAGCGCCTTCATATAACCAAGATAGAATTGTTTTCGCTTCGTTTGAATAATACCTCAATCTATAAACTCCTCCTCGAAAGTTTATTTTCTTTTCTCTCAATTTGAGTTTGCAACGTAATTTCTTTTCCAAGCTCTTTATAAACGCTTCCGAGCCAGAAGCAAAGTAAATAATTAGTTGATTGTTTCGTTTCGAAATGTGAAGTCCCCCATCGCCATCAAAAAATCCACGAATAAAATCTTTCAAATAATCAATTGGAACTTTTGGAAATTTGAGAGTAGAGGATTTCTTTTCAGTCAATCCAATCTCTTCGAGTTTTTCTTTAATTTTCTTAGAAGTAAATTCCAAAACATAAAGTGTTTTTCTATTTTCTCGATTGAATTCATAAATCGGATTTTCAGCTTGTAAAGCCAATTTTATAAGACGAATTATTTCATATTCGCAATTCGAAAAATTAATCCTGTTTCTATCTTTCAGACAACCATCGGCGCAGAAAAAGCCTAAGATATAAGCCATCTCTTCATTCCATTCTTCAAAAAAGTTATGATTCACTTCGTATTTCCAAGGATGTTTTCTTAAGTTTAGTGTATAAGCTTTTTGTCGTATCGCTCTTCGGCTATGACGACCTATTACTTTACAGAGTTCATCAAGCGAGTTAGTGGCATACTCTGACTTCAATAACTGAATTTCTTCTGGTAACCAGGCTCTTTTCGCTACACTCATTCATTTCCACCTCTAATTTATTCATTCGAAGTTCTTGTAAACTTACTTTATAAAGTTTCTGCAAATAGCAATTTTTATTAATTAAACAATACTTATTTTCACATGGGTTAGGCTTGGATCGAGTTTGTCGCAATTGCGGTTCTCGCAAAAATATTGAAGTTCACTGGATAGCTCATTCTCCGGAGCAATTCATTCCGCTTTGTTCTCGCTGTCATAGACTCGAACACGAACGAAACCCGAGTTTAGATATCGAGTTTCCAGACTGGAAAATTACAACTATCTCGATTCGAACAGGAACAAAAATTCGTCTTCAACGCTTCGGATTCTTCGGCGAAAAGTGGAACGAGTTAATAAATCGTCTTCTCGATGAAGTTGAGGAATATAGAAAAATAAAGGAGCGTTATCCTCATCTTTTCTCTTGAGGTTCCAATACCCAAAAATTCTCTGTTTTATAAAAGCCTTTAATTCTTAAGACTTTCGAGTTACTCAAAACAGCTCGCGGTAAAGCAACTTGATATCCGAGTTTACTAGCCTTTCGAATAATCTTCCGTAAGTTCCTAAGGTCAATTACATAAGGACAGATATTCAAACGCCTGCCAATAACTTCAATAGTCCCAACAAAGGTTTCTTCCGTTATTCCAAGCTCATTCGCGATCTCATCTTCATATGACAAGATCATTTTATACCGACCAATGATCTGATAGCTTTCCGTATTGCTTCGCTTCGAGTATAACCATAAGCTTCACAGTAACGATCAAGCTTATCTAATAGGTCAACGGACATTCTAAAAATTACTTTCTTCTCATGAACAACCCGTGTTGGCATTTGTTTCACCGATATAACTTTAAGACATACAATTATTTAAACATTTCGAGTAAAAAATAAAGGAAGTTGTAGTTCTCGAGAAGGGTCTGTTCCCTCAATACTTGATTCTTTCGCGATCGAGTTTATCTCTTATCGCACTTCTTATCGCTTCGCTTCGATGGTACCCTTTAGCTTTACAGAGTTTATCTAACCCCTCGATTAGGTTCTCAGGACATGTAAAAGTAAGCTTCAGAAACCTCAGATTTTCTGCAACTTCTAGATTTTCCATATTTAATCACCTCATATACTCCTTAGTTATTCTTTGATATTTAAATATTCCTTATCTTTTCCGTATCAAGTACTCCCTAAAATTTTGTAATCGGGAAATCTAGGTTCCGCGGCTTCAAAATATGCACTTATGATCGCAAGTCATTATAATTTTATAACAAAAGGAGCATTCTACGTTCTTCTTTCGTCAAAATATTCTGATTTTGCCCTTCTTTTAAAATGCTCAAAAATTACCATTTAATATGCCTTGGATCCATTTCGCATATTGCTCTTCAAAACTCTTCCATGTTAAGCCCATAACGCTTTCTCGAGCCTTTTTCTTCATTTCAGCAAGCTCGTTTCGATGTTCGTAAAGAAATTTTATTCGATCTGCAATCTCTGAAACATTGCCTGAATCAATCACGAAGCCATTAGTTCCATTCCAAACATGCTGCTTCGTTCCAGTTGTCTTACTTATAATTACGGGCAAACCACAAGCCAGCGCCTCATAAGTAACTAGTGGGCATCCGTCTTCTATTGCGGGCAAGACAAATACATCGGAGTTTTGATAAGTTTCGATAATATCGTCAACCCATTCAACAACTCGAGTGTTTGGAGGTAGTTCAACTTGTTCTGGTATTTTGGAAGTTATGACGAGTAATTCTGCATCCTTCAATTCAAGTTCGTTCCAAGCACTTAGCAAATAAATTAATCCTTTCCTTATCCAGTTTCTTCCAATAAATAATATTCGAAACTTCTCATCTAGTTTCTTTCCAGGAACAAACTTCTCTGTGTCAACACCAAATGGAATTATCTGAGCTTTCGATGCAAGTCCGTGTTTTTTCAAACTCTCGAAAACAAATTCTGAAGGGCATAAAATATGCGTCGCGAGCTTCATTTCTCGAATAATTTTCTCTTTTAGAAGTGGATGAATAATCATTGTAGGTCCAATCGCTTTTTCGATTAATTCTTCCTGTTCTTGGACATGAGCACTGAAGCAATTAACTACCTTGTATTCAAAGTTCAAGCTCTGCATTGTAAATAAACTGTGCGATAACCAACTCTGTAATAATTTGGATGATTGAGCAACTAAAGAAGTTACTGAGTCAAACATAAGGTCCTGGCTCGCATAGTCAGCTTTAACCGTTGGTATAATCGTTACATATTCTTTGAACTCTGGAACAGTATTCGCAACATAGGCTCTTTTTAACAAATTCTTCTCGATAAGAGGTTTAACTTGATGAAGCGCAGTTTTTCCAATTCCGGCCCCGCCCAACTCAACTTTCCCAGTATAGATAACATCAACCATTTCTCAAAACTCCTTCTAATCTTTTTGTTAATAAATGATCTCGCATACATCTCTTATATCCATTCTCCGCAATTCGTTCTCGTTCATCGTCGTGTTCCAGATAATACTTGATTTTTTCTCGAGCTTCTTCAATAGTATTAAATAGAACATACTCCTTGTTCGGCTCGAAACAATTATTTAGTCCTTCTCCTTCTTCGCTAATATAACAGCGCTTACAGGCAGTAACCTCGAAAGCTCGAATACTCGGCGTGTATGGCCAATCATAATGAAAATTTATCACAACTTTCGCGCCACTAATTGCTTTTGATAATTCGAGGAAATATTTCGGTCCGCCAGCATAATACGGAAAATCTTCTGGCCAACCATTACCCCAAATTTTCATTCTAACAGAAAGACCATTGATTAACTTCCGGAAACTTTTAATTCTTTGTGGATGTGCTGTACCAACGAAGACGCAATCGGTCTTGTATTTCCAGAGGTCGTCTCCCTTCAACTCCACCTCGCGATGGACCGGTGGGTATGCCCCCGGATACAAGGTATCATATCCCCTACCGAATTCTGTCATGTAAACTTCATCAAAGCTGTCCTTAATCTGTTCAAAGCGAGCATATCTAGTCCCAGCATCCGGAAACCACAAAATTTTTCTGCATGATAACAAATCAAGAACGTTTTTTCTCATCCATTCAGCTTTTATCGCGAATAAAACATCGGGTTCCCAAGCAAGCGCACTTTTTATGAATCTATAGTTCATCTCCTCTTCGCCGAACTGCGCAAGAGTTTTTCGATAATCAAAGGCGAAGACTTGATGTCCCAAATCTCGCAAAGCGTAATAAACTAATACTCCGTATTCTCCAAAGCTGAAACTACTCAATAAGAAAATTTTCATGCCTTATCTCCTCGATAATTATTTCCTCAACATCTCCAGTTGCACCATTTGGCCTTCCAGCTAGCAGAACTCGCTTTCCATCAGTCGTTGTTGTTTCAGCGAAAATATGTTTAATTTCCAATTTCACTCCTCACCCATTTCCCATTCTCGAAATGTTCTACTAAACAACATTTAACGCAGTATCGCATAACATTGTTTATATATTTCCATTTATGAAGTCCTAGCTTGCACATTTTCTTTTCCTCTTGCTCCAAGTGCGAGAATATTTCCATACCAGTCCAAAAACAAGGCTTTGCAAATTTCTATTTGACGTTCATTCCATATCCCTTTTCGAAGTTGGTGATAGCCTTTACATCTCCACATACTAATTTTGTCGAAGTTCAGCGCCTTTAGTAATCCGTACAGTGCCTCGAACGACCAAAACGTTTTGTGTTGAGGGTCTTTAAACAGATAATCGAAGCAAAAGACGTTCGGGGTCAAAATGAGCATTTTGCTCTTCTTTTTCATCAAATTCTTACTTATAAATTCTAACCAATTGATAACGTGTTCGAAATCTAGATGCTCTAACAAATTGAAGATTATTACAACATCGAATCTTTCCTCATTTCGAACTAACTCGTCCCAGTCGTGATAAAGTTTGAAATCTTTCGCGATTAGGCTCTTGTCATCATCATAACCAACATATTCTCCATCATATCCAGCTGGTAGCAAAACATCGTGATACACCCAGCCATTCCCGCAGCCAAGGTCTAAAACTCGATCCTTCGGGTTTAATTCATTGATCAATATTACGCTTTCGTGTGGAATTGTT